CAAATTCATCAAGACCGTCCGCCGATTCCCCGAAGAGCGCGAGGCGCTCCGCGTCTGGCTTGTCGAGCCGGAGAAGACGTACGCGAACCCGAAGACGGGCCTGACACACAGCGCGCGCTGGTACGCGACGCGGGCCGACGGTGCCCCGTGGATGCTGTGCACCGGATGGCCGGCGCGCCCTGCGTCCGAGGACGAAGCGTCGGTGTTCGATGCGCTCCCTATGTCGAACGATGTTGATGTTGACCTGGCCCGATTCCAGGGCCCTGGACTCAACGCCTAGCGCGCCAGCGTCACAACCACCCAAAGCAGCAGGCCCGCGGCGACGATCCAAGCGGCTCGCGCCGCCCGCGCCTGCTCATCCCACGGCGGAGGCATCGTCGCCGTCACGGCGTCACCATCGTCAGCGGCGTCTCCGCCGCGCTCTGCAACGTCTCCGCCGGCTCGACGTACTCCACCGGCACCGCCTCCCCGACCTTGCGAGCGCCGTAGCCGAGGAGCGACACGCCGCCGACGGCGGAGGCCCCCGAGACGAGCCCGCGCGCGAGAGCTGCCCACAGGTCGCCACCGGTCGCAAAAGCCGCGCAGAGGGCAAGCGCGACGCCGAGAACGACGGCTGCGGCGAGCATACGCGGGCGACCGTCGAGCCATGCGGGCGGCTCGCTCCCGCGAACGAAGGCGAGGAGGCCGGCGACGAGCGCGGCAAGGGATGGGTCGAGGTACTGTTCCATGTGGCTTTCTGGCTCTTTTCGAGCGCGATGCGTTTTTAGTTTGCGCGACGTATGCGCACCTGATATGGTTCACCTCATGAAGACGACGGGCTACCGAGCGATGCAGGCCAAGATGTTCGCTGATGACCTCGCGGCGACGATCGCCCTTTCGGACGCGCGCAAGGCGGAGGACGCCGCGACGCGCGACAGGATGCGCAACGACCCGGAACTGTGCGCTGCGCTGGCAGATGAGGCTTCCCGCCGCGGCGTCGATGTCGACTGGCCCGAGTACTTCCGCAACGCCCGAGTGAACTGACCTCGCCTGCTTCCATCCAGCCCCCGCGCCGCAAGGTCCGGGGGCTTTCGGCGTAGAAGCACCATGGTCCAGCGCATCGTCATCATCCGCGGTCACCTCTGCGCCGACGGTCTCGACTACCCGTTGACCCGCGCAGACGGCTCCGCCTTCACCGGCGACTACCGCGGACCCGGCAACGTCGACGGCTCGATCGTCTGCGTCGGCGACCCCATGGGCCTGCGCTTGGAGGACTTCAGGATCGGCCCAGCGACGTCCGAGTCCATCGACTGGCGCGACGGCAACGAGGCCGGCAAGGCGCAGCAGAGGTGCCGCTTCCCGCGCGACAAGAGCGAGGCGTACGTCGCCGGCTGGCGCCAAGCGTGGAACGACCGCGGACGGCTCGTGCCGGGTGGTAGCGCGAAGGCGGAACGGCTCGCGCGGAAGTGGGCGAGCGAGCCGCGAACGTAGCCTTGTGCTTTTTAGTTTGCGCGACGCCGTTCCGTCTGGTAGGATCCTCATCACGATGAAGAACGCGAATGAGACCGCCGCCCGCATGATGCGCAACCCGAGCGCGTACGCTCTCACCATCACGACCGACCCCGCGCGCGCCGCCCGGAGTTACGTCCAGCGTGGCGGGTTCGGGAAGGCTCGCGTCCTCCTCGGTGACCATGACGGCGAGACCGGTACGATCATCGTGGCCGACCTCCCCGAAGCCGCCCGCCTCGTGCGCGCCGGCTACTCGCTCGACTGCTCGACGATGCGGGCGGCGTCGTGAAGAACGCGAAGCGCACGAGCAAGACCGCCGACATGGACGCTGCCATCCTCGCCATCGCGCGGCGCGAGTTCGGCGTCGAGACACTTGAGGAACGCAGGATGGACGCGCTCGACTTCTACAGCGTCGGCGTCCTCAACATCCGCGACGCGCTCGAGAAGGCGTACCTCGCCGGCAAGGCGGCGAAGTGAGCATCGAAACCCGAGCCGTGCTCGCCGGAGCGTACCGCGGCGGACGCCGGTCGCTCAGGGTGACCCTCACGCACGCGGTCGAGGTGGACGCGGCCGGCTACGAGGTCCGCGTCCTGTGCGGCGGCGTCGGCATCGACAGCCTCGCGGATAGCTACTCGATGCCCACGGGAGAGGCGCCGACCTGCCCGCGGTGCGCGAAGAAAGACCTTCGCGCGCTCGCCTGATGTTTTTAGTTTGCGCGACGCGCGCCAGGTGCTAGATTGTTCTCACGACGTCGCGAGACGCGAGGGGGATAGACTGATGAACGAGCAGACCGACAGCGCCGAGAGCATCACGACCCGCACGGACTTCCTCGTTCCCGCGGACGCCGTCCAGGGCCTGACCGCGAAGATCGCGAAGCTGTCCCGCCGCGCCGCAAAACTCGGCCTCGCCGCGCCTGTCATGACAGACGGCGGCCACGTCGCGTCGCGCATGGTCTGGCGCCGCGACGACGAGGGCCGCAAGATCGAGCCGCCGATCGTGGTCTGCCTCCACGCGGTCACCGTCACCGGCGAGCGTCCCGTGATGGACGGCTGGCGATTCGTCGCCTGCCTGCATCACGTTGACGGCGGCACCATCGTCCTCGGCACTGGCGAACCCGTGCCTGCCCAGTACCGCGACGCCGCTAGCGCGTGCGACCATTGCCGCCTTGTGCGCAAGCGGAACGACACCTACGTACTCGGTCACACGGATGGCCGCTTCGAGCAGATCGGCAAGTCCTGCCTTCAGGACTTCCTCCCCGGGTACAAGTCGGTCGCCGGCATGGCGCTCGCGGCGGAGATGCTTTCCGAGGTGCTGGGTTGGGCGAAGACGGCGGAGGACGATGCCGAGGAGCGCGGAGCGAGCGGTGGCGGGCGCCCCTGCTACACCCTCGAGACGTGGCTCGTTTGGTGCGCTGTGGCGGTCCGGCTCGAGCACGGCTTCGTGACGAAGAAGGCGTCGGAGATGAGCGACGGGCGCAGGCGCTCGACGGCTGGCGTGGCGTGCGGCTTCATGTTCCCCGGGAAGTTCCAGCGGCCCCCTTCGGTCGAGAAGGTTGATGGCGATCTCGCCCGCGCCGCCATCCAGTGGGCGGAGGACCTCACGGACGAGGAGACGGCCGTCGACTACCTGCACAACCTGCGGACCATCGCCCGCGCCGGCTACGTCGACGACCGCACGATGGGCCTCGCGGCGAGCATTCTCCTTGCGCACGACCGGAGCATCATGCAGAGCCGCCCGGCCCGCCCCGTGTCGGTTCACTTCGGCGCCGTCGGTGTCCGCACGAAGAAGGGCGCGGAGTTCATCCTGACCGTGGACCGCGTCATCCCGCTCGAATCAGAGCAGTACGGGCTCAGCTACATCAACGTCATGCACGACGCGGCCGGCAACGTGGCGAAGTGGAAGACGCAGTCGGTCCTTGAACTTGGCGAGACCTACCGCGTCACCGCGACGGTCAAGGCGCACGAGACCTACCGCGAGGTCGCGCAGACCGTGTTGACGCGGTGCAAGTGCGAGAAGGTCGAAGCCGAGGCGCTGGCCGCGTAGACTCGCCCGCCCTGTATCGCCCCGCCGCCGAAAGGTCGCGGGGCTTTTGCGGTAGGAGACCCCATGGAAGAAGACCGATTCGCCACGATGACCGCGGAAGACCTGCTCGCCATGCCGAAAGCGCAGAGTGAGCGCGATCTGATGCGCGCCATCGGTCGCGCGGCAGACCTGTCGATGATCCCGTCGCTCACATGTCTCTTGGAGATTGTGGCCGATATGCCGCCCGAGATCGCCGGGAACTACACCGAGCGGCTCGGCGCCATCGAGGCGCACGTTGACGCGCCGAGTGCGACGCTCGTGTCCGGCGTCGTGCGCGCCATCAATCTCTACCTGGAGGAGTAGGCCATGAACCTCAAAGAGATCATCGAGCGCGCCGGCTACGCTACGCGGCCCCACTCCGGCCGAGTCATGTTCGGCGAGCCCTGCATCGCCACCGAGATCGACGTCAGCGTCTTTACGCTCCTCGCCGATCTCGTCGAAACCGTTCACGAGGACACGCCCGACTCGATGCCGGAACTGGCCAGCGCCATCCGGCTCATGAAGATCGACTCGTGCGGCCTGCGCACGGTCGTTTACTTCCCCGAGGTGCAGCCATGATCTTTCAAGCCACCGTGACCCCCGCGCTCCGCATCGCCCTCCGTGCCGCCCGCGACGAAGGCACGCCCGATCTGCTCGTGCTCCCCGTCCGCGTTGGGTACAGCGACGTCGATGCGACCGACCGCGTCTTCGTCAAGCACGTGGACGGCTCCCCGCTCTCCGCGAGCGAGGTGGACCTGTGCCGGTTGCTCTGCGGTGGCGCGGCGGAGAAGGTGTCGTGACCACGAAGAAGCCCCGAGCGCCGAGCAAGTACGGCACGCTGACCCTCCCAGTGGAGACGATCGAAAAACTCCACGCCATCGCTGAAGCCATGGCCGACCCGGGGCGCAGACCGAACATGTCCAAGACTGCCGCCGCGCTCGTCGAACGCCATGTGACGACATCGACGGCGCTCGCGGCAATCGTCATGGACGCACCGGTGCCGCGCAGGCGCCCCGTCCGCAAGCCCAGCGCAGAGGCCCTCGCGGCGTTGCCGCCTGGACAGCGCGCGGCATACATCGCACGGATGGAGGCGCCGCAGCCGACCTACGCGGCAATCGCCAAGCGCCCCGAGATTCAGGCGCTCGGCCTCACGACGGAGCAGTCTGCGAAGTACGCCGCCGAACAGGCAATCAAGAAGCTGCACGGGTAGCAGCGGCGCGCGGAAGTGCTACAGTTCGCGCACAGGAGACTGACATGGACGAGAATCTGGCAGAGAACAAGGCGCTCATCGACGAAGGCGTCGCCGCACTGACAGCAGCCATGGGCGGCGAGAAGACGGCGGCGTTCCTCGCGCTCGTGCAGAGCATCGTCCGGCCCGGCGACGCCGTGGGAGCGATCGAACCTCCGCCGACGGCGCCAGTCGGCGAGCCGAAGGTTGGCGACGTTTGGAAGCGTCCGGCCGAGACGTGCCGCTGGCGCGTGATTCACGTCATCGACGCAGACCGCGTCATGATGTGGAGCGAAGAGTTTCAGTGCGAGACCAGCGGCACGCCGTCGCTTCTGGCGCGCAACGGCTGGATGCTCGTCGGGCGCGACGGGAGGGCGTTGCCGTGAACGCAGACTCGTCCGGCAGCTTCTACATCGGCCCGGAGTCCACGCTCGCGGTACGGAGCGCCGTTGGCCCGTGGGAGGTCATCGCGAAGCCGCTCCGCTGCAAGCATCGCCGGCACACGTGCGCCGACTGTGGCGTGGGCGAGAGCGACGTCATGCACAGGACCATCGGCGGGCGCGGCGCCGTTGCGAGACTGCGGAGGGCGAAGTGAGCGAGAGCGAGTTTCCGATCGTGGTTCACGGGACGACGATCGACATCCAGCACGGCGCCGGACTCGGATGGATCGTCGAAATCACGGATGGAACAGGCGGCGTTGGCATTGACGGAAACGTCCCAGTCGAGAAGGCCGTTGCCCGCGACGCCGCTGCTCTCCTCCGCCGCACCGTCGAGCGGGCGACCGCGGGCCTGCAATCAAGACTCGACACCGCGCTGGCGTTCGCCGACCCGACCGCGCAAAAGACTCTGCTCGCCGCTCTCACGCCGGAGGCGATCGAGGCGTACCTATCGGCGCACGGGTGGACGGACATGTCGTCGCGTCTTCTCGTCAACACCCGAGAGTGGAGGCGCGACGGCACAGAGACATACGCGGCCATTCCGCTGCGCGTCGGCTTCTGCGATTACGCCTTCTGCGTCAGCAGCGCGCTCTGTGTCATCGCCGCTTCCGAAGGCCGGCACACTGTGGCCGTCTACCTGGATATGGTGGCGGAGTGAAGCAATGGACCGCCGAGCAATGGTTCGATTACGTCGCGTCGGAACTTGGCGACGCAACGCCGGAGCGCGCTCCGTGACGCCCTCCGCCCAGTGTACCGCCCCAAAGTAGAACCCCCGGACATCCTTTCGGAGCCGGGGGTCAGGCAACGTTGCTCTTTCGAGCGTCCTTCGACTGTAGCGCGCAGTCGACGTGCTTGGACTTCCGCTTGCGCCGTGGCCGTGCGCGACCCCCATCCGGGGGCGGAGCACGGTCACACAAAATAGGTGAGGCCCGGCAATCCGAAGACGGCCGAGCCTCTTGCGATACGCCGAAGCGGCACCGCGACCCACAGCAGGAAGATGGATCGCGCCGGACCGAACGTCAAGAACGAAACAACAGGATCGGCTAAGGTGGCGCGCGTGTACCGCCTCCTCTACCTCCTCCTCGCCGTCGCGATCCTGACAGCCCGCGCCGTCGCCAAGCGGACCCCCGCCTACCGCCCCGTCGCATGGCTCCTCGCGGGCACCCTCGCGGCAAACGCAGCGCAGGCCGCCCTCCGCTGGACCATCGAAGGCGCAAGGCTCCCCGGCGAGCACTACGCCTGGCCCGCCGTCGCGGGCTTCGCAGTCGAGCGGAGCATCTTCGTGGCGTACCCGTTCGCCGTCCTCGCACTCGCCGCCTGGGCCCTCGCAAGGCACCGCGGATGTGTCCCGCTCGCCCTGTGGCTGGCCTTCACCGTCGCGATGATGCTGACCTACGCCGGAGACCCGCCGGACCCACCGACGCCGCTCTACGAGCTGGCGCAGCAAGTCGTTGCGGTCGGCGTCCTCGCGCTCGCGATCCGCTGGATGACGACGGCCCCGCGCGTCGAGCGCCTGCCCGTCGCCGCGCTCATCCTCGGGGCCGGCGAGATCGCCATGCTGGGAGGGCCTTACCTGCTTGGCGACCCGGTCGAGAATTGGCCGCTTGTCGCAATCTCCAGAGGGCTCGCGTGGAGTGCCTTGGTCGTGCTACATCTCACCCTGTGGAGGGACGCGTGACCGATGCGATCGAGCGGCTGAATGCGACCGTCGCGGGGCAGTCGACGCTGATAGCCGTGCTCGTCGGCGCCGTCGCGATGCTCGTCGTAATCGTGTTCGTGGGCGTCGTCGAAGGCCGGGCGCAGCGGAAGGCGCTTGTCGCTCTGCGGGAGCGCGTCGTCGAAGGCGAGGCCGCTCGTGCTGCGTGGGAGACGGACCACGACGAGCGGGCGGAGACGCGGGCGACGCAGGTCAAGGATGCCGTGATTGCTGCGGCGAAGAATGGGCGGAGCGAGGATATGCGCGCGGCGCGGGCTGCGCGGTCGACGGGGCGGTTGCAGTAGGGGTCAGACGCGCGGCGGCCAGTGCCACGTGCCGGGCTTGTAACCGCGGCCCGCCTGCGCTTCGGTCTCGTCGAAGTGGGCCGAGCCGATCCATCCAGACGTCGCCTCGCACTCCGCGCCAGCGTCGTTCGTGCCGTCGAGGAAGACGTGCAGGTTGCACGTACCTGGCGGGTAGGACGTGGCCTCATCGTCCCAATTCCGAACGACGATCGCCGCCCGGACCTGTCCGGCGGAGCGCCCGCTCGATAGTACGTAGTGAACCACGCGGCCGACTGCGAGACCTTGCATCTGAACTATCCTTGGTGGGCCCACGAGAAAACCTCATGGGTTGGAGCCGACAGCAGGAGTCGAACCTGCAACATCCCGATTACAGATCGGGCGCTCTGCCAGTTGAACTATGCCGGCTTGGTGGATAGCGGCGGAGTCGAACCACGGGCCCCTTTCGGTGACACCGGTTTTACAGACCGGCCGCTCCTTGCCGTCCGACGTTCGCTATCCGTGACGTCGGAACCATAGCACTTCCACACTGGCATGCTACATTGTTTCAGCCATGCAGTGCTTCTTCTGTCCCAACCCATCGGCACACCCCGCGACCGGATGCGAATACGCGCCCGGCGTCCTCGCGTGCTCCTACTGCGTGCGCGACTTCTGGGGATGGGTCCGCGGGCGCGTCACCGTCCAGCGCAGGCCGGCGCGCGACAAGCGTGGACGGGTGAGCGCAGACTTCGCGACGGCGGCGGGGAAGTTCAACCCGGCGATCGGCCCGGTGCCGCACGTCGTGCCGATGGCGCCCGTTCGGCAACCGCTGCTCGATCTGACGGATCTGCTTGCCGACATGGCGCGGCGGACGCGCGAACTGGATATGAGCACGTTCGACGGATGACTACCGCTCCACCGGCCGGCTAAGCCGCCGCGCGACGTACTTCTCCACCCGCTCCCGCAGGCGCTCCACCATCTCCTCAGTCCGCTCCGGCGTCCCGCTCCCCGGCGGCTCCGAGTCGTACCGTCGAGACGATGGGCCTTGCTCGGTCTGCATGTGCTCGATCATTCCGCGTCTCCGTCGAGTCGAGCGAGCATGCCGGATATCTGCCCCAGTTCCCGCTGCACGGTAGCGCTTGAGCGTGTCACGTCTTCGGCCACCTTATCGATCTTCGCCTCTGCGCGCAAGATGTCGCGAGCGAGGGTGTTCGCGCTGGCCGCCTGTGCGTCGACGCGGCGCTCGAGATGCGTGAGCCGGTCGCCGAACTTTTCGACGTCGCGCATGCGGCCGAAGAGGTTGCGGATCTTGGTCCCGTTGTCGTCGACGCGGATCGACTCGGGCGGTTTGGAAACGCGGGCTTGAATGCCCCGCTTGAGGAGCCATCCGAGGCCGCCGATCGCCGTCAGTGCGATGGGCCCGACGATGGCGGTCAGGATGGTGTTCGTGACGGGGTCGGACATTGAGCCTCAGAACGGCGGCAGGCAAGAAAGCGCGGGCGTCGCGATGACCGTTGGCGTCGCGCTGTTCCAGTCAAAGTCGAGCCTCGTTGTGAGCGGGACCGCGTTCATGTCCACGCTTGCGCCGCCGTCGATGGCAGTGACGTTGCAGCACCCGTTTGCAACCGGACCGCGCATGAGCGCCTCGACAGGCGGAAGCCCAGGCCGGAAGACGGTCGCGCGGTAGAACTTCACGATCGCGTCTTTCGGCAGGAACGCCGTCGCCGGCACCGCATCCGCTACGCGCGTGACCCAGTCGATCTCGAGCGAGCGAATCAACTGCAAGTCGTCGAACATCTCCGTCTGGCACGGCTGCGGGGCATGCGGCGCGCCCGTGAACTGGTCCACTGCGACAGTGCAGATCCGATCCGTGTTCGCGCGAATCAGCACGTAGCGTGGGCCACGGCGCGAACCGTCGGGCTCCACAACGTGAGTGAACAGGAGTCCAGGGCTGCCGAGCTTGATCAGAATCATTCAATCGCCTTTCACTGCGGCTTGATTCGCCGCACGTTTCCGTTGGATCCGTTCGCCCCGTTGGTACCCGTGCCGCTGCCCGTGCCGCCCGTGCCGCCCGTCGCTGCTATCGTGCCGGAGCCTGTCTCGCGCCCGGTTACGATCGTGATGTACGCTGCGCCTCCGCCCGCGCCAGCGCCGCGATTGCCTGCCGCTGGAGAACCGCCGGCTCCGCCATTGGCCCTGATGATACCGTCGTTGTTCAGCCACGGAGTGTGGATAACAACGGGTCCGGCGCTGCCGCCTCCGCCGCCGCCAGCGGTGCCGTCTCCGCCTCCGCCGCCTCCGCCGCCCCCGCCCTTGAACGGGTTGAAGAAGGCGTTCAGGTACCCACCGAGCGAGCCCTGGCTTGCTGCTGGGGCCGTGGCGGTTCCACCGGCGCCGCCTGCGCCGCTTGCCCCTGTACCGCCGAGGCCGCCCGCGCCGCCATCGGAGTTGGTTTGATTCGATCCGGCCGATCCGGCAGCCGTCCCGCCAGCGCCGCCTGCGCCGCCAGCCGTCAGAGTGCCTGAACCGCCCGCTGCGCCTGCTGTGCCACCCGCTGCGCCCGCAGCGCCGTCGTTGTGAATGACGCCGGTTGCCTGGTTGTCCACGCGGACCGCGGCGAGGAGTCGGTATCCATTCGTATTGATCGTGCCGGCGTTGACGACCGTGCCGTACGCCATGTCCTTTGCGAGCGTGACGGTGGCGCCGAATGCGTTGGTGAGGTTGCCGTCGATCGGGTCACAGACCGGCGGGCACATGGGATCGCCGGTGCGCGACAGCGACAGCGCGTACCCGGTCGCATCGCATGTCTTGAGCACGCCCGATGTGGAATACAGCACGACGCCGCCAACGGGGGCAACGGTGGGAGCCGTCGCGCAGTCGCCGACATAGAGCACGAGATCGCCGGTGCCTGCCGGGAGCTGCGTCGTCGTGACAGCAGACCCGCGGCACAGGCCAATGAAGCGCCGGCCAACAGCGACCTCCCGCGTCTCGAGCATCACGTCGGTGTCGGTCGAAAGGTTGAGCTGCACGCCGCCTTTCAGCCCCGACCCGTTCGCCGTGCCGCCCGAGATCAGGACGTCGCCGCCGTCCGCGTTGCCCGCCGTCGACGTCGCCGCGCGAATCTTGAAGTCGAGCGCCGTCGCCGCCGTGCCGACATCGACAATGGCATTCGCGAGCGCGCCGGAGAGGCGGACGCCCGTGGAGTTTACCGCGAGGATCGACGTGTTGTTCCGCTGGACCGTGAGGTCCGTCGCGGCGCCGGTGTCGATCGACGTCGTGACGAGTTCCGTGGACGCCGTGACCGTCGTACCGGTCAGCGCGGCGAAGACCGCGCCCGCGGAGGCGTCGCGGCGAACCAGTTTGCTCGCGGTCGCTGCGCTCGTAGCGGCGTCAAGATCGGTCGCGTCCGCGATGCCCGGAATGCGCTTCCACACCTGCGCCGTCGTGTTCAGATCGACGGCAAGCGTCTGCATCTGCCACATCTGGCCGCCGTTGGCCGTGCCCTCTTCGACGTAGACGGTCGCGCCCGTCGTGAGTTCCGCGCTCGTGTCCGCGTCCGTCGAGCGGGTCAGGATCCAGGGCAGCGACCCGCTTCCGAGCTGCGTAACCGAGTAGAGGCCGTCATTCGCGCCGGTCGCCTCGTCCTTTACGAGCACGCGCTGGGCAGCGGCAATGTCCGTCTTCCCGTCGATGCCGACGCCGTTGATTGAGGCGTTCGCATTCGCCGTGAGCACGTTTCCGACGCGTGTATTCGCGGGGAGCGCGGCAGCCGTCGCGAGGCGCACCGACCTCTTCTCGTCCTGACTGATGGCGGAAAGGCCGCGGATTGGCGCGTTGATGATGCCGGTCGCGCCGTAGACCGAGTTGCTTTCGTACTTCTCACCAGCGAAGCCGACCTCGTAGCCGGCGCTCGTCGGGACGTAGAACTTGACCACCGTGCTCATCGCCGCGGACGGCTGGCCCGTCTGCGGATCGATGCCACCGCAGATCGTGCACTTCAGGCCGGCCGCTGTGCCTTCCGCGAGCGCCGTCGTGGTGCATACGGAATTGACCGGGCCAGAGAGCGCGAGCGTGTACGTTCCGCCGGTCTCGTCCGTGCCGACGATCGACCATTGAGTCGACGTGACGCCTGAGATGCTGTTGAGCGTGGCGACGACGGCCCCGCCTGCGGAGATGCTGGCCTTTGCGCCAACGGCATTGGCACCGATCGAGAATGCAGGGCTTGCCATGGATCCTTTGGACAAAACGCAAACGGCCCGCCGGTAAGGGCAGGCCGCTTGGCGGTCGGGTTTTCAGAGAGCTGACTGTTTACGGAAAACAGTCGGAGGCGCGGGTTACTGCGAGCGGTAGAAGCAGGCGTTGCCCTTCGGAATCTTCACGGCGATGCGGCACGTATCCATCGTCTCGATGGCGCCGCATTCACGGCCGTCGCACTTGGCAGCGTTGATCCACCTGCCGTCGCCGACGAACGCGAGCGCCGTCGACACTGCACCATCGCCGTAGGTCATGCCCCACCCGTGCGTGGACGGCGCGAGCGGAGGAACGCCGATGCCGACGAGCGCATCCGCTGCGTGGTCAAAGGCGAGATCGAGAGTCGCCGTGGCGCTCGACGTCATCGCGCAGGCGTCCGCGGGGACGATGATGCCCGCGCCGCAGCGCTCCTGCACCTGCACGTCATGGCCCGAGTCGACGTCGTAGACGCGAAGGTACGGCCCGTCATGGCCGCCCGTCGGGTCCGTTGAGTCCATCGGGCCGACAAGTCCAGATGCGATGCTCGGCGTCCGCCGCCAGACGCTTTTCCCCGGCAGGTAGCGGACCAGAAAGCCCGCCTCCCCGTCCCATCGCGGCCCGAGGCCCGTGGCCGTGTACCGCGCCGAGCCAGGTACGCCGTCCTGAAGGGCCAGCGTCGCGTCGCTCGTCTCCTCGGCTTCGCCGGTCGGCATGTAGCAGGCGGCCAGCGTCGCAGAGAAAACCATCGCAATCGTCAATCTTGAGATCATGCAGTGTGTCAACCTTTCGGGACACACAGTAAGGCGGAGCGATCACGTGACAAGTGTGACCCGATGCCACAATGTCCTGACACTAAGGCTAATCCTGTACCGCGGCGCCGTTGACCGGTGCCCCGCTCGGCGCGTAGCCTCCGCGCCCATGGCCCTCGTCACATGCCCGACTGCCGCCGTGAGATGTCCGACGCAGCGCTCGCGTGTCCACAGTGCGGGCGGCCGGCGCTCAACGTTCTCGGTCGCGAGAAGGCCATCGCTGTGAAGGTTCAGGAGCCCATCTCCTGCGTCACGATCGGCTGCGCGTCCGTCTTGGCGATCGTCCTGCTCGGGATGCTCGTGTCGTGGCTCCACTAGCGCCCGTCTCCCGACAGTGGCGGAGCGCGCGGAAGTGCGTATCATCCAGCCCCATGCGCTCCGCCTGCCTCTTCCTGCTCCTCGCCGCCGGCTGCTCGACCACCGACCCCTTCTTCGGTGCCGACGCGCCAAGTGTCATCGCTGGGGCCGGTGGAAGCGGCGGGGCGACGTCGAGCGCGACCGGCAGCGGAGGCGCTGGCGGTTCGGGCGGCGCGGCCGTGGGCACCGGCGGGACCGGAGGCGCTTCGAGCACGTCCTCCGCGGGCGGCGCTCCCGGCACGGGTGGGGCCGGTGGCGACGTCGGGACCGGCGGGCAGGGCGGGAGCGGCGGCGCCTGCGCCGTCGACCATGATGCGATCTGCGCGGCGCTGCCGGGCGGGGCCTGCGGGGATGTCGACGACGGATGCGGCGGGACGACCTACTGCGGGAACGAGGCGTGCGGGAACGGTGCGCTTACATGCGATCCGGCGATGGGCGGTTGCATCTGCCAGACGCTCGACAGTTTCGGCTTCGCCGTCAACGCGTGCAACGCGCTCGGACTCGGGCCGCCGTACAATTGCGGGCACGAGCCCGATGCCGACGTGCCAGCAAACTGCACCATGACCGACGTCGACGCCGACTTCGGCGGCAACAAGGTTTGGTGTTGTTAAGCCGCTCGCTTGAATCCGAATCGTAGCGCAGCGTCAAGTGCGCCTTGCTGCTCACCGGCTGGGGCTGACGTGAGCACAGATAGCGCGTCCAAGTAGTCCCGGATCGCTGCGGCGAGCGGCTTCGCGGCGATGAGCGTGTTCGATGTGTCGCCCGAGCCCGTGTGCGAAGCCGGCGAAGCGTGCTGCGAGATGTGACGGGAGTAGACCCTGAATCTGAGGTCACTACTCAACACAACCGCCTCCGCCGCATCCGTCGCCTTCGCAACCAGCGGCAGGTTCTTCGTGTCGTCCGCCGTGTTGTGCGTATTGACGCCCGTCGTCCCTGGCATCATGTGCGCCAGCATCTTGTCCTGAAAGTCGTTCAGGTCCGCGATGGCCGACGCGTTGGAGTACGGCGTTCGGCGCGTGATGACGTTCACCGTGTCCGACGCCGAATGCGTGCTGTTGGTACGGTGCTTCAGGAAGTTGTCGTAGAGGTCGGTGACTGCCGCCTGCAACGTGTCATCGATTGCAGTCACCGCAACATCGACCATCGTCGACAGCGAAGCGAGCGCCGTCGCATCCAGCGTCGCGAGGCGGCCGACCTCCGTCGTCGGGTTCACGAACTCCGCGGAGCGTACGGTCGCATTGCATACGCCGATCTGAATCGTCGCGCCGTGTCCCAGCGTCGTCACGACCGGCAGGTTGAGCAGGTCGCAGACGTAGACCGTCGCCGTCTGTTCTTCCTTGAAAACGAGGCGCGTCTCGCCCTTCTGCTGCCCGTGATCGTGGAGCTGACAGTAGACGTAGCCGGAAAACGAGTACGCCCCGGCGACGTCCGGAGTGAACGCGGAGACGTGGGCACCGGCATCGTCCAGTAGGAATCCCGTCTCGAGCGCCGAGTCGGTCGGCGCGCTGGAAAGGTACCAGTGGACGACAACATCGTCCGCATGGACAAGCGTCGACGTGGCCGAAAGCGTCGTCTCTTCCGCAGGAATCGGAGCGGCGGGCAAGTAGGCGATCGTCATCAGTCCTCGTCGTACGCGGTGGTCGTGTACGTGACCGTCGTCTCGTAGAACTCGGTACCGACGAAGCTGTTCGCCCCGGCCTCTGCCGTGAACGTCGCCAGGTACCTGTACTGCGTGCGGTCAATCACGGTCGCGATACCCGTGACCGAAAGCGTGTGCGTCGCCTCGTATGAACCTGCGGCCGTCGCATCCGTGGCGGTCGACCCGAGTTGCAGCATCGTGCTGTCAATGACGCGAAACGCCTTCAGGTTCGGCATCGTCGCCGGGAGTCCTCCGCCGTGCCCAGCGGGCGGGTTGAACTTCACCGTGACCGTATTGAGCGTCGCCCCGTGCGGGACGCGCAGCCACACGAACACGGGCGTGCCGACGGTCGCGTTGTAGAGATGCGGGTCGATGACCGCCGTCGTCCAGCTCGACAGATCGGCAACCGGTGGTGTGTGCTGCACGCGCGTGATCGAGCGCGACGTGAGCTTGACGTTGGCGGTCCCGCTCATCGTGATATCAGAAACCGTGATCGCGCCCGTCGTCTGCGTGACCGTACCGGCGAGCCCAAGCGTGCTCCCGGAGGCGCAGTTGAACGTCGACCCGCTCGGCACAGTGACCGTGCCCGACAGGTTTCCGCCCGACGTGAACGCAATCGAGCCGCCGCTCGCGATCGTGATCGACCCGCCGCTGACGATCGCGACTGTGCCCGAACTGGTACACGTGAACGTGCCCGTGAGCCTGCACGACGTCAGGCCCGCGCTCGCGTCCGTGCCGATGGCCATGCCGCTTGCGCCGTTGATCGTGATCGACGCGCTGGGCGTGTACGTGCCGCCGCCGACGCCGTCGATGGCGCTCGCGCACGCGACGCCGATCGCGTTCGCCTCCGCCGCCGTGATTACAGAGACGTTGTCGGCTTTGCCGCTGATGGGATTGGAGATCATAGGAAAGTGGCCCCGATCACGCCTTCGTTGACGATGAAGCTATCCCCGACGCCAATGCGGAACGTCATCCACGCAGGTAGCATCGCGTCGAGCATCTGAATCAGGAGCGCCCGCAGCTCGCGGAATCGCTCTTCGCTCAGCAGGTTCTTCGTCATCCGTACGACGAGAACGCATCGATTGCTCGACCACTCCAGGCCAGGCGGTCCGGGATTGATGCCCGGGGAGTACGATATGACCGACGTCGGGGCGATGCCGACGAGCCCGGCGAACGACGCACCGAGCAGCTTTTCGCAGGCGTCCGTGATGTCTGCCAGCGTATTCCCTGCGAGTCCGCGCAGTTTTGCCGCGACGCGCCGACGCCTCGCGAGTACGGAATCCGTGCCCGTCGGTTTGAGCCGGCAGACGGTTTCCCACTCCGCGAGCATGTCGGTCATCCGCTCGGGGATGCTCTGATTCGCCAGCCGCCGATTCAGGATCCAGATGAACGAGATCCCAACGGCGTGCGCGTACGTCTCTGCGTAGGTGGCGGTCTCCTCGGATACGTCCCAGCCCTTTGCGAGCGCGTCGAGCATCGCGATATGCTCTTGGTGGTGCTCGCGCTGGCCTCCGCCGAATCGGCGCGGGAAGGCGTTGCGACCGAACGCGCTCACTTCATCTCCACGCAGACCGTGACGCTGCCTCCGAGGTCAGACGCCGAGCCGGCTAAGTCGACCACGTAGACGGTAACCGTCGTTCCAGAAACGACGCACTGCACGTGTCCGAACTGGGTCGCGTGCATCACGAATCCGCGCGCCGCGAACAGCGAAGTCGAGTCGACCGTCGCAAGCTCGTCCGTGTACGTCGACGCGAACGTGAGCGTGTAGATTCCGGTCGCCGTCTTCGCGACGACGGGCTTCGCGCTCGCACTGGACGTGTAGTGCGACAGGATCGCAACGGTTGCCGCCGAGATGGTGGCAGCGCCGCCGGACGAGGTCGGAAAGGTGACCGACCACTTGTCCGAGGTGTTCGTCATCTGCGCCACGTCCGCGTGCATGCGCATCGCGTAGTCGGCGCTCTGTTCCGTCGTGGGATTCTGGACGGGGAACTCGTCCTCGAACAGGCCGCCGTAAGAGTCGATGTCGCGGGGGACGAACATATCAAGCCTTCCACAGGGCGAAGTTCGAGAGCACGAGAACGTTCGGCGGGAGCGCCGTCGTGCTCGGAATGCTCGGTTCCGTCAGCGCGCCGCTCGTCCCGGTCGCGACGCGGTAGTTGTAGGTCAGCTCGGATATCTCCGGGTGCGCTGCCTGTACCGCCGTCAGAATACGAGTCGTGACGCCTGACGGGTTGGCAACGTCGCTCCCGAGTTGCCGCCGGGCGCGCGGGAGCAGGTCAACGTTCGCCGTCTTCTCGCCCGGTCCGAGGATGCGCATCTGCGCCAGGAACTCGTTCGCGTAGTCGGCGAGGTAGACGGCGCCCGTGCTTACGTACGCGTGTAGCGGGCTCACTTTGAAGCCGCCAGTGACCTTGATCGTCCACGCGCCGACGCCGCCGGCAACGTAGTTGATCTCGTACTCATTCATGGCGCCGGCAAGGACCCCGTCCGCGCTCTCGCCGACAGGGTTCCAGATGCCGATGTGCTGGCCGACAACGGGCGTCGCCGTCGTGCGCACCGTCGCGATCGTGGTCACCGAGTTGTAGGCCGTGACGTAGCCATCGTCTGCGCCGATGGTGGCAGAACCGGAGGGCCAAGGCGTCGCGTCGCGCCAGCCGTTGCCAGCGCCGCCCGCATTCGCAGGGGACGGCAACTTGGCATTCAGTAGCACGTCGACGCCCTCGGCCGTGACCGTCGTCACGTTGAAGTCGACGACGCCGCCAGGCATGTTGCCGACGACGGCGCTCAGCACCGTCCCGACGTTTGCGCTCGACAGCGTCCGGTCTGCTGCCGTCGATGTGACTGCCGCGTCGCAACTTCCGGAACCGCGCAGCCCTGCATAGACGTACGCCTTCTCGACAGCGCTCGACGCCGCCTCCGCCTTCTCCTTCACGAATGCGACGTTGCCGCCGGCAGACGGGAAAGAGATGCGGTCAATCAGCCGCGAGCGGAGAACTTCGTCGGTGTCCGCGTCACTGCCCCCCGTGAGGCCGCCTGCGGCGACGGTCGCCTGCGTCTTGAGCTGCCCGATCGCGGAATCGCTCCACGTAATCTTCGCGCCTGCCGCCAAGTCCGTGTCGGCCCCGGTCGACGTCGCGCGGATCTCGATCTTCGCCCCGTCCGTGATGGCGAGGTTCGTGATCGTCGTGTCGTACTTCTTCCCCGTGGCGGAAGTCCCGCGGAACGAGATCGGAATCGTGATCGTCGCGCTGGCCGGCGTCGTCCCGATCTGCACGTATCCCGCCGCGCCGTTGGCTGCCCTGCGCCGCACGCCGAACACGCGGCAGATGGCGTCGAGCGCATCGCCCGTCGCTGTCAGCGGCGAGAAGTCTGCGCGCGCGATCTTGCCGTTCGCGATGGCGATCGAGACGCGGCCAGCGATGGCCTCGCACCGCTTGTAATGCTCGCTCCCCGGCAGGACGTTGACCGCGATCCCCGCGCGCTGGTAGCCCAGCCGCAGGGTGCGCAGCATCGTCTGGAGGACGTCGTCCGGCGTGGGATACGCCGCCACACCGATGGTCGCCATTAGAGTGTCACGCTCGCCTTTTGGCCGTTGAGGAGGTCGCGGAAGTTGACCCGATGCGCGACAGCGCCGGGTCGTGGGCGCGTCGTCTCGACGCTCAGGAGTTCGATGACCGGAGGCTTCGCGAGGAGCGGCGCCAGCGCGGCGCGGATGTTCTGCTCCATCGCGCTCTCGTACTGGTCCGCGTCGAGCAGGTCGGGTGGATTGCCGACCGCCTCGGACACGAGGATCGAGACCCGCTGCGCCGTGTCTCGCATGCCTTCCGGATTGCCGTCGTCATCGACCGTGTACCGGCGCGTGACGAAGTCGAACGCGCGCGAGGACACGAGAACGATCGGCGCTTCGTCGGGCGGCCCGGTGTCCGGAATGCCGAATGGGTCGAGCCCGAAAACTCCAAGTCCGAAGGTCATATCCAGATGATGAAACGCACGCCGACGAACGGGTGCAGGTTGTTATGCGCGCCGCCGCTACCGGCCGACGCAGTCGCCGCTGTAGTGCCAAGGTCCGCGCCTGCCGCAGCAACGGCGCCGGCTTGGTTCGTCACGAACGATCCGGCCGCGAGCGCGTGAGTGTGCGCCGGCATCTCGGTGGAGGTCAGCGTGTGCGTCTCCGTGCCGCCAGTGCTCGCCTGTGCATGCGCCGTCGCGTCTGCCGCGTCGCCCGTGCCAGTGCCGAGCGGGGAGCGCCCGCGGAAGTCAGGCAGGTTGAACGTCGTGCTGCCGTCGCCATTGCCCCACACGGTGCCGATGACCGCGAAGAGGTCCGCGTACGTCGTCCGGGAGACTGCCGACTTGTCGCAAAGGAGCGAGAAGGCTGGGACGCTTTCCCCGCCGCCCCACATCGAGATCGTCCCGGTGACGCCGCGGTCGAGCACGGGCGCGAAGGTGTTCGCCGTGACTGCCGCCGCTTTGAGCGCTGGCGCCACGCTGGGGACGTTTTCGGTGAGGAGCGGGGCCGATGGGTCGCAGAGGGTCGGCGCGGTCTTCAGGAGGTCGAAGAGGGCCCCCGCGATGCCGCTCTTCGTGACGACGCCAGCGTCGGTGACGGATACGGATCCTGCGCTCATGGATTCAGTCCAGCGGGCACGTCAGCGACGGCAGTTGCGGAAGCTTCGGTATCGGTATCGCCGGCAATCCTGGCGGGAACGCGGGAAGCGCGAAGGCGGGGATCTTGAGGCTGATTCCGAGGTCCGGCAGCGCGGGAAGCGCTGGCAGTTTCGGGATCGGGATCGACGGGAGGCCGGGCGGGAATGCCGGCAGGGTGAACGTCGGAATCTTGAGCGACAGGCCGAGGTCGGGAAGCGCGGGCAGGGCCGGCAACTTCGGGATCGGTATCGCCGGCAGTCCCGGCGGGAAGCCAGGCAGACTGAACAGCGGGAGTTTGCATGCGCTCATGTTACAGCGGCGAGATGGTCCAGCTCTTCGCTGGGATCGCCGTCAGTCCGGTTGGCCCGGTGAGGACCGAATTGACCCCTGGCGGCGGAGCGATACCGCCGACGACGCCGAGGTTGCCGCTCGCCGTGTTGCCGCCGAAGTGAGGCCCGAAGACCGCCACGCCCGTCGCGTCGATGACGAGCATTGAGCCGCCCGCGGACAGGACGATCGAGTCCTTCTTCATCTCAACGTAGGACCCGCCGTTGACGATCTGCACGGTGCCGGTCGCCCCGCGGACATCGATCATCATCGTCGACCCGTCGTCTTCCGCGTTCTCCGTGATGATAGAGACGGCGGCCTTCGCGTTCTTGAGCAGCACGCGCGCCGCCGAACTGGACACGATCGCGCGGTCGCCAGGCGTCAGCGTGCCGGCCTTGCTCGAGTAGCGGTTGTCGACCTGCCCCACGCAGAACTTTTGCTGCCCGTCGCTGATCTCGAGCGCCACGCAGGCCCCGGAGTCGTTCGCATCGTTCGGGCAGGAGACGAAGCCGTCGGTGCCAAAGTGCGGCACGTTCGGCGCTTCGCCGATGCCTTCCGAATGGCTACCCAGCTTGAGCCGCACCTCGCCGTCCGTGACGGTCGACAGGAGCACGTCCGCGAGCCTGAAAAGGTGGTCGGTCAGCCTAGGCATCGTCCGTTGTCGCCGCGAGCAAGTCGACCCACTGGATCGCGTTGTCCGAGTGCCGAATCACGTAGAGGTGTGCGTACTTGAGCGCGCGGAATTGCTCGTCGCGCGAGAGCGCCGATGTCGTCGTTGCCAGCGGCGCAAGGTCGGACAGTCCGCTCGGCGTGAGCGAGATCGTCCACGTGCCGCTCTTGCCGGCGACAAGCGCGACCGTGAACATGGCCAACGCCGGATCGTCCGTCCGCTGCGAAAGCCAGACGTCGTACGCCTCCGCGCCGTTCGCGCTCCCATCGACGGAAACGGTCAGCGGGAAGGCGAGCGATGCGCCGGGGAGCGGCAGACCCGTGAACCCGTTGTCGAACCCGCTCGAGCGCACCTTGCTCAGGAGGAACGGGGGATACCCATCGACATCGACCGCGGCAGTATCGCCGAAGTAGTGCCGGAAGGTGACGTAGTTGGGGATCACTGCCATATCAACCGGGGATGTCGCCGAGGACGAGCGCGCCCTTCGGAATCATTGTCAGCTTCGTGGACTGGCCATCCTGCCGCGTCTGCATCAACTCGCGCGACAAGACCCACATCTCCTCGTCCAGCCCTTCGGCGTCCGAGTAGATGCGAGCGATGGTGTCGACGGCCCACACGCGACCCGTCTGCGACACGAGTGACGGGACTTCCACCGTGACCGTGTACGCGGACAGTGCGCCCTTCGTCAGGGCGAGTTTCGCAGTCGAGAGCGCACGGGCGCTGTCGCGACTGTTCTTGTCCTTGACGATCTTCGGCTTGTACGCCGCGACCGTTGACGTGTAGAGCGGACGAGTCCCGTCGTCGTAATACGACACCGGTAGCGCCGCAGAACTGGTCTGCGCGCGCGCCGCTGTGACAGCCGCGCCGACAGCGTCGATCTCGGCAGCCGTCGCGCCGGCCGGCAGCGGAGAGAGCGGGGCGACGCAGGCGCGCGGCTCGTTCGTCTCCGTCGAGCCCGGCTTGAACGCCGCCGTGCCGCGCACGACGCACTCCGAGAATTGGCCTTCGTTCGTGTCCGTGACCTCGAGCGAAGTCGCGACGTCGCCGCGCGGAGCGTCGAGCCCGAACGTCTGGACGATGGTGTAGCTCGCCTCTTGGTCGTAGTCGGGCGCGGTGACCATGAGCGTCCCGTCAACCGCGACGCGCAAGATGACCCCGAGCCGCGTGACGATGCGCTTGCAGAACTCGTAAGCGGTCTCGCCGTCCTGCGCCTGCGCCTCTTGGTGCTTCAGGGCGTCGACCGTGATCGCTGCGCGGCGCCCACCGATCGGCTGCCCCGTGATGGCATTCGCGCTCGCCGCACTGTCGCCGATGACCACGTCGAATCCGTACGGGCCAAGCGCCTTCAGGATAGCATCCGAGATCGATACGTCGGTCGTGGACGACAGCGAAAGCTTCGGGTCAACGCTGGCCTCGTAGACCGTGCAGAGCACCGTCTTGCAGCGCGCCGTGATGGTCACGCCCGAGTCCCGCGCAACCGTCAGGCGGCGCTCCACGATCAGGAACGTGCCCTGGTTGGCATCGTTGACGAGAATCGTGACCAGTTCGCCCTTTTGCAGGCGCTTGCGGTAGTCGCCGATCTGCTCGCGCGGCGGGCGGCAGACGAAGGAGAAGTCCGACAGCGGGTCTGTGAACGACTCGAAAAGCCGGAACGACTCCCACGCGCTGATGACCGTGCCATCGGCGAAGTGCATTTCTACGCGGGCGGCCATCAGGAATAGAACTGAACGATCGAGCCGCGCGGCACGATGGGTGAGCGAAGCAGGCCCGGGTTGAGGCCCATGATCTCGTCGGGCGTGTTGCCGAGGAGTGTTGCCAGCGCGCCGATCGACGTCGCGGCAACCGCCGTCTGCACGGAGATCGCGCGCTTCAGGAGTTTCTCCTGCCGGTCGGCAATGTCACGCATTCGAGCCCAGCAACCGAGGACGTTGTCGTACGCCGGCCAGAGGGTCGCGTCGTTGAGTGCCTCGATGCTGGAGAGCATCGTGTCGAGCGCGCCGGCCACCTGATTCGCGAGGCCCGAAGCGGAGAGCGTCGCCGATGTCGCGATCCCCTGTACAGCGTTGATGGCCTCAAGAATCGACAGGTAGCCCTGCCCGGTCGGATACGCCGGCAGACCCGCCGCGGCGACGGCTGCGTCCGCTGCCTTCGCAAGCGCCGTGATGCTGACGTCGGAGAGCGAGAACTGCGGCTGTACCGTGATGTCCGCGACGCTCTCGGTGAACGTCACATCGACCGTGATCCCGCCGCGGTTCTTCGCGTCGAGAACGACCGACCACTTGCCCGCACGCGCGTCGAACTCCCCGAGGTCGGGATGCTCGCACTTGCCGATTGAGTCGTCCTCGAGCGCCGCCTTGAAGCGCCGCCACGTGTCCGGATAGAGGAGCTGTCCGCCCTCGCCGAGCCCGTACATGTTGCCGAAGATGAGCCGCGGCGTGGTCACGTACGGGAGGCGCCCAGTCGGGTCGTGCGAGGCCGCGTCGCGGTACGGGTAGCGCCTCTCTGCGAGGTCGTGGCCACCCTCGAACGACGCAGACTCGCACGGCACCTTGATTCCGCGCCAAGCAAACGGGCGGAGGCCGGCGATGATGTTGTTCGGGGTGGCCATCAGATTGCGGAAGCGCGGAGGAGCGAATCAATGATCCCGCCGAGCGCGCCGAGCGAACTCCCAAGTTTGTTCGCCTGCTCGTTCGCCGCAGCGAAGTCGGCTTGCGCCTTCTCTTGAATGCCTCGTTCTGCACCGGCCTGATCGATCTTGCCTTGCAGTTCGCCCTGCGCCCTATTCTGCCCGGTGTCGGTCAGTATCGACGGCAGCAGGAGCGCTTGGGGGCCAAGGATCGAAAGCAGGCCGCCCTTGAGAGCGCCGGACTTTGCCGCTTCGCCTGGAGTCTGCTTGTTGCCTATGTCTGCAAGCAGTGCGCTGGCCTGCTCAGTCGGCAGGTCGCTGATGTGCTCGATGTCGTACTTTCGCTGCCTTGCGTCGGCGACATCCTTCTGCGCCGCGTTGCGCTTGGCGATGTCCTGCGGCGTCGCGTCGAGCCCCTTGGCGGCTAGTTCCTTGTCGACCTTGTCGAGCGCGCGCTCCGCCTTCTTCACGTCGCGCTCGGGGTCGAGTTTCCGCCCGAACGTGCCCTTCAGGCCCGGGATCGTCGCGAGCAGATCGACGAGCGCCTCGAACCCGGATAGGAGCACGTCGGTTGTGCCTACAAGCGCATCGATCGCGCCGTCGGCATCGCCGATACGGTCCGCGAGTCCCACGATGTGCGGCTCGAGCGTTTCGCCGAGTTGGTTCGACAGCCGCTCCCACGCTGCCGAAAGCTTCGCGCTGCTATCGGCCTGCGCTTGTGCCGCGTCGCGCTGGACGTCGGCATAGGTGCCCGCCGCGTTGATCGACTTGTCGAGCTGCGCAGACACGGCGCTCCGCGCGACCGCGGCGCGCTCCTTGTCCGTGCCCTTCGCGCTCCGAAACGTGTCGTTGTACGTCGACACGAGCGGGTTGATGGCGCGGATGCCCTGCTCGCCGAAGATGCTGGTCAGGCCAGCCTGCTTCTTCGCAACGTCGCCGCCGCCGACGCGAGAGATGGTGTCGACGATCAGGTCTTCGACGGGCCGCGCCTTGCCGTCCTTGAAGACGTTGATCCCTTGCTTGCCAAGGATCGCGCTCTTCGCCTTGAACTGCGTGAGCATGTTCTCGACGGCGGTTGCCGCTTGTTCCGCCGAGCCCGTGCCCGTCCGAGCGATCTGCGTGAGGCCGCCAAGCGTCTTGACGCCCTGTACGCCCTTCGGGATGCCGAATGCTGCGCCCGACGCCGCGAGGCGCTGGAACTGAGCGGCGGCGTCCTTCAACTCGAACGCGCCTTCCTTGCCCTGGAAGGTCAGCGCCGCGAGCGCGTCGCGCATATCGTTAATCGACTTGACGTCGAATTGCTGCGCGAGCGAGGCCGCGGCCTCTGCCACGTCGCCAATGTTCGCGCCTGATGCGCTGGCGACGGTGGCAAACGTGCCCTGACCCTCGCGCGCCGTCTTCACGTCGCCGGTAAGCGAGATAAAGCGCTGGACGGCGTCCGCGACTTCGGCGGCGCCGATCCCGGGCGATGCAGCGGACGTTGCGCTGAACTCGCGGACGAGCGAGCCAGGATCGATGAAGTCTTCGCCGCTCTTTCGGGCGTTGATGCTGATTCGGTTGGCCGTCGAGTCGAGCCCGATGCGCTGGTACGCAGCGGATCCGACGAGCGCCGTCCCGGCGAATAGCGCCGTCGTTGCCCCGCTCATCGCGAGATCACGGGCGCCCTTGCCGTAACCTTGAATCTGGGAGAGGCGATCGCCGTGGGTGCGGTCAATCGACCGGCTCCGCGCACGCTCTGCCTTGGCAGCTAGTTTCTCCTGTCTGGCCTGCTCTTCGCGGAAGTATCGCTCTTTGATCTGCGATATGTTCCGCTGCGCGCGCTCTTGGTCTTGCGCCGCCTTCCGGTCCGCGCGCTCCTGCCGTGACTGGTCGTCACGGAGATAGCGATCCTTGATCCCGGAGACGTGCCGGAGCGCTTTCTCCTGCTCGGACGCCGCTCGCCTGGCGGCCACTTCCGTGCGCCGCGCCTCGAGATCGGCGGGACTGCGCCCGGCGCGAGCCGTCGACGCCCGCGAGGCACGGGCCGCGGCCTGCTCTGCCTGGTTGCTCGCCCGCGCCGACTCGACGGCCGCGCGCGCGTTGCCGCGATACGCTTCCTGTACCGCGTTCGCGCCCGATGCGACGAACTGGTAGACAATGCGGCGGTCGTCGGACATTAGACTTTCAGCGAGTGAATGAAGTAGTCGATCTCGGTCGCCGCTTGGTCGGCGTACGTGTCAATCCGCACGAGGCCGCGGGCGTCGACGAAGCCGGCGTACGGCGTCGCAATCTGGAGGACGACGAGTTTCTCGTCGCCGCGCTGGTAAGGCCCAAGCGCTTCCGTGCTGCGCTGCATCCGGCCGGTGCGGTTGCGCCATAGGTGCGTCGTCTTCTCTTTGCGCGCGGCCCGAGATGCAGCGCCCTTCATCTCACCGCCAACGCGATTGAGTTCCTTGAAGGCTGCCTCGTCCGCGGCGACCGCGGCGGAAACGTCAACCGGCATCGGCAATCGGCGGAGCCGTGAGCGCCTCGATCTGCGCCCGCAGCGCTGCCGCCTCCTCGCGAGCGCTCTCGATCTTCACCGCCATGAGCACGGCAAGGTGCGACAGCATCACGTCGGACAGGCCAGCAAGGACCCGCTCCGGCATGTCGCCCCCGGCGCCCGCAGCACAGACCGTCACGAGGGCCTCTACCGTGTCGTCTGACAGGTCCGTCGGCCAAGGCGCGTGCTTCGAGCGCACGAGCACAGCGAGACGCGTCAGCGCCCCGATGCGGTCCGCCGTGAGGCGCTGAACGGCCACCTCCCCGTTGACGAACACCGGCATCTTGCCGCCGTCGGCAGGCATGCGCATCGCCTTCGCGACAAGGAAGCACGCCTTTGCGTCGGCGAGGATGTCAGCATCCTTGGCCGCGTCCGGCGTCTGCTCGCACTTCTTCGCGACGTACGCGTGGGCAGCGGCGAGCGCCTGATCCTGCTCGTCCTTCGTCAGGACCCAGAAGACCACATCCGTCTTCTTGTCGAGTCCGAGCACGGGCCCGATGTCGATCGTGTCCGCCTCGCGCGGGCGCGCCATGAGCGCTGCCATGATGTCGGACTGGCAGGCGTCCGACGGTTCGCGCTTGGTGGGGATGCTGTTGGGTCCGATCATTCGAGTACTTGCCGGGCTGCGCGGAAGGCCATCAGTTGGCCATCCGTGAGCCTGTTGAGCGGAGCGCCGTAGAAGCGGTCAGGGCGTTCCGTGTAGTGAATCTTGCCCGGCAGCACGATCACGTCATGCGCAACGCACATGAGCGAGACAGCCGCCGAGTTGAGCGGGTCGCGCGAGCCTTCGACGAGCGCATCCCGCCACGCGCGGCCGACGCTTCGCATGTAGGTCGGCGACACGACCGAGAGAGCATCGATTGCGGCGCCCACGATGGCGTCAGCGAGCGGCGCCGGCAGTTTGCCGATGTCGCCCGCCGACGGGAACGCAGGGCGCCCCTGTGCATCACAGAGGGCCAGCGCGGCGATGGCCTCCGCAGGTCGCCCGCCGTCGTGGGCCGCCTCGACCTCGGCACTGGAGAGCCCTCGCGCGTAGAGGCGCGGGATGCCAGCCAGGTCGAGATCGAGCGGCCACACGGGGCAAGCGCTGGACAGCAGACGGAAGAGCCGCCCCGGAGCGATACCCGCGGGCGGCTTGCCGTCAGAGGCCGATGCCGCCCTCGAACGAGCTGGCCTTGCCATCGATGGTCACCGTGAGTTCCGTCGCCGCCGACGCGCTGCCGCTGATACTCGGGGCCTGTACGACGCCCTCCATGACCATCGCGAGACCTGACCCACCGAACTGGATCTTCACGGTGATGGTCTCGCCGGACAGGAACTTGTCGATCGGGTTGAACGCGCCGAAGCCTGCCGACGGCTGAAAGCGCTTGATCGTGACCTTGCACATCTTCGGCGTCGGGGTGAACCCGCCGAGGTCTTGTGCGAAGGTGGCACCGGGGATGTAGTCCCCCTGGTACTGGACAGAGACGTCGAACGCTTCGCCGTCGAGTCCGTTGTTGAAAAAGACGAAAGGGCGATCATAAAACGGGATAGCGATTGGACCTGCGCCTCCTCAGCGCTAGCGGCTCGGTGGCTCGCCTTGGCAAGCGCGCCCCATGTTGAGCGCGCGGTTCGCGTGAGAGAGGCGCTAGTACGCGCCGCCGGTCTCGTTGATCGTCGTCTCGCCGAACAGGTAGTGCTCGACGGCCTGTACGTCGCACGTGACGCTGATCCCGCCAGGGATCTTCGCCGGGACGATGCTCGCCTTCATCGCATCCCGCGCGCTCTGCTTCAGGATGGGGCCGTCGTACCTGCCGAGAGGCTTTGGCCCAGTGAAGTCGTTGATGATGTCCGACAGGATGGACTTGATGCTGTTCGGGTACCACGTATTCGGCGCCGGCTTCTGTCCAGCCACCGGATCGGAGTCGACGAACGGTTGCTTCTGCTCGGCGAGAACCTGCTTCACGCGCGCCCAGAAGGCATGGACCGCGGACGGGATGTGCCCCTCGCTCGCGCGGTAGTCCTTCGAGCCCTGCGTGTTCAGGTTCCGCGAGGTGATCTGCCGGACGAGGTACGTCCCGCCGGCCGGGTTCACGCCAATGGGCGAGACGCCGTCCTTCAGGTCGCTCTCGATCTCGACCGCCGTGAGCCTGTTCGCGTTGCTGTACGGCGCCGGGATTCGCCAGGGCGTCTCGTCGCTGTTCGCGTAGCCGGCGAGGTTCCACGCGGGGTGACGCGCCCACTGCGAACGCATGACGCCTGCGCAGTGCGCGGCAATCATGCCGGGCGTCCAGTCGGAGTTCTTCGCGTGGAAAAAGTAGGCGAAGACGCTGTTTGCGTCCGTGTCCGTTCCGACGGTGGTCGCGTTCGCCTGCGTGCCGACGAGACCGAAGATGACGAGCTGGCTTTTGCCGTTGATCGGCAGGTTGCCCGTCACGATGTTCGCGATGTGCTCGCCGACGCCGTTGTCCGTTGCAGTCGGTCCCGACGTCGAGAACTTCGGAGAGACTTGGTAATAGTACTCCCCCTGCGCCATCTCGGCGTAGGCCGCCGTGAAGTCGTCCTCGGTGGTGCCGGCCGTGATCGCGGCGACCGTGATCGTGGTGGTGACGTCCTTCGCGAACGAGCATCGCAGACCGATGTTGGTGCCGGTGCCCAGCACGTAGTCGCCGCGCGGTCCGATGTTCGCCGCGGTCACCGTGACGACGCCAAGCGCGGCCGACGCCGTCACGGGCCAGTTGCCCGAGTCCGCAGCGTTGATAGCCGCCGCGCAGTTCGTCGCGATGGTCGCCACGACGTCGCCCGTCGTGACGGTGAAGCCGACTCGCTCACCGATGAGATCGACGAAGCAGGTCGTCGTGCCGCTCGCGGTCGTCGCGAACGTGATGGTGCGCGTGGTCGCCGTGCCAGCGCTCTCGGTCGGAGCGACGATTCGCACGGTAGCCTGCGCCGCGCTCGGGTCCGCCGCGAGGAGCGTGCGGTACATGAGGTGCGCTTCGCTGCGCCGCCCGAACCGATCGATGCAGTCTTGGCGGTCCGCGATCGGGGTTCCGATGACGTCGACGGTCTCGGTGCCAGCGCTGGTCTTGTTCGCGAAGAGCAGCACGGTGCGCTCTGCGCCGCCGCCGCTCGACGAGCCCTGCGCAAAGCGCAGCTCGCGGAGCGATGCCGGCGTTCGCCGAGCCGGGTCGATTCCAGTCAGTGCCATCAGCCTTCTCCCTTGCGCTCAGCCTTCGCGACCTTGACGGGCGCCGGAGCGGTCTTCACGAGCCACTGCGCGGACGCGGTGTCCGCGTGATTCTTCGCGACGCATTCGCCGACGAGATCGAGTTCGCCGTCGCCGATGGCGCGCCGCAGACTCGTACCGTCTTCGAGCACTTCCTCGACCGGCAGGTAGCGCTCCACCGTTTTCGCATCGGCAGGCGCGCCCGCGTCGAACTGCTGTCCGGCATACCGCCGCGGACTCGCGCTCATGGCGCCCGGGTGCGCGACGAGCAAACCGGGTTTCCCCCGCACTTTCAGGAATCGAGGCATGTCTCTCCGTTCGCGCCGACTGGCGCGTGATGTCTCCGACGCTGTCGGCCGAATCAGCCGCGCGCGAACGTGGTGCCGACGAGGCTTGCGCCCGTCGTCGTGTTGAAGAATCCCGCCGTGCTCAGCGTCGCATACGACTTCGTCGTGCCGCCGATCGTCGTGTCTTGCAGGCCGCCCGTGATGGCGATCGGGATCGTGCTCCGGTAAGAACCGTGCCCGCCAACCTCGACGAACACGCCCGAACTGGACGCGCCGCACGTGCCAAACAGGGTTCCAAACACCTTCAGGATCCCGCCGCTCAGGATCTCGACACCGTTGCCGGACGCCGTAGAATCGAAGCACGCACACCACGCGCTGGCCGCGATCTCGACGAGCTTGTTACTGTCCGCGTTGAGCGAGATCCCCTGCACGAGCGCGTTGCTCAGAAACAGGTCACCGCTCGGCGGGCTCGACGTCGAATAGTGCAGACTGCTGTACGATTGCAGGATCGCGCCGTGACCGCGGAACCCGTCGACCGTCTTGCAACCGAGGAGCGCACAGTTGTAGTTGCTGTAGACGTCGAGCCCGTTGATGGCGCACGTGATGAAAGTCACGTTTCCGCCGAATATCTCGACCGAATGCAGCCCGGCTTGGCCGATCTCGAGGTCTTGAAAGACGACGTAGCTGCCGTGCCCGTGCCGGACATGCAGTGTAACGTCGTTGCCGAACCTCGGGAGCGTGTGCGTCGTGTACGTGTTGCCGCTGGCGATGGTCGCGCCTGCGTACGTGGTCACGTCGAACGGCTCCGAGATGCGCGCCGTCTTGCTCGCGAGGTCCTTCGCGATCCACGCGTCAGCGTAGAGACCGCCGCCGAGCGACATGCGGACGAGGAGTTTTACGTCCGACCCGAGTGACGCTGTCCACGACGTGGCAAGCGACGAGTCGATGAGACGCGCTTCCTGCGCCGATGCCGCGGCGTAGTTCCGCGTGCCAGCCGTGAGCGTGCCTGAGCGGACCGACGCGGAGCGCGTGCCGACGAAGGTCAGCGCGACACTATCGCCGAGCGTGATCTTGCCGTCGATGTCCTCGTTTAGCGTCTCGGGGATGTAGACCGTAATGGCTGACGCCGTGAGCGTGACCCCGGCGATGCGCCGGAAGAACTCGGCGGCCGTTGCGAGGGCCGTAGCGCTCGTCAGGCCCGTGTTGCCGTCGTCCCCGTCCGGGTCGATGTACCACGTGGCCTGCGTCTCGGCGGCGCGCCCTTGTGCCTGCCAGGTGCCTGCGGTGCCGCCCGAGTGACCGAGGACGTTGACGCCGTCGACCGCGGTCGTGCTGCCGGGGATCCAGCGGAAGAGGCGCGGGTCGTCGAGCGGGATGCCGTAGCGCTCGATCGGGGAGCCCCACTGTGCCGCCATCGCGGCCTTGGAGGCGAAGATTGTGGCGGACTGTCGGGGGTTGGACATCAGGAATCCTGCGGGAGCGGGTCGCCGTAGTACGGGGCAATCACCCCAGAGATGATCTCGAGCGGTTCCGCCGCCTCGCCCGTCTCGTCGACACGAATCGAGATGAGCGTGTCACCGTTCACGTCCGCCGGGTCGCTCGACACGTCGAGACCGACGCGCTCATGAACCTCAACGCGGCCTTGCAGGCACGGGTAGAAGCGCACGTTCGCACCTTCCCCGTCGCCGCCGGCCTTGGCGTCCGACATGGGGACAGGCATCATGCGGCCGTATTCGCCGCCCGTGTACTCCCACGCGAGCATGCCGGGCTCGGCGATGGCCCATGAGAGGAGCTGCCCCGCTGTGCCGCCGGGGGGTGTGTAGGACGGGTGCCGCCCGTTGCTGCTCGCGGTTGCAAGCGCGGAGTCGGCGAGCGCCATCAGGGCCTCGCGCGCGTCGAGCCCATCGGGGGCGTATATCTCGTCGAACACGTAGAAGACGCTCAGTTCGCGGATCCGCTTGTTGTAGACCAGCGTGTCCGGAACGGGGCGGGACTTGCCTTCCCACGTCACGTAAAGCGCAGGAACGGGATTGCGGGGCCACCACGTGCCCTGCGAATACGGGAAGCGATTCGCGACCGGGCAGGCGTCCGCGCTGGTCCCGACGAGCGCCGCGAGTTTTGCGTCGAGCGCCGTCTTGAGCGTGAACGCGAAGAAGTCGAGGATGCCCGCGACGATGGTATCGGTGGCAGCGGAGAGGCTTGCGCCGGCTGCGACCGGAATGGTGATGGCGCCTACGGAGGAAGACATCAGAACGGCATCGCGCGCGTCAGCGCGTCAAGCTTGACCTTGTATTCCACCGGGTCGCTCGTATCGAGCGAGGCGACGCTGTAGTTGTGCGTGCCGTTGGGCCCGGTCACAACGTAGTAGTATTCGACGCCAGCGACCAGCGACGGGTTGAGTTGCTCCGGCGTGTGCCCGATGGTCCCATTGCTCGGCGTGATGCCGAACAACTCGAGCACCTTGTCGCCGTCTGCTTCGGTGACCTGCGGATTGGGCGACAGCGTCAGATCGGCATCCGACGTCGTGCCGAGTTTGACCTTGCCACTGCTCCACGTGCGCGTCCGAATCGTGACCGTGTACGGCGCGAATCCGAACGCTTCGACGAGCGCCCAGCCGGCACTGATGATCGGCAACACGCCATCGCGAAGCGTCATCAGTACGACTCCATCCGGGTCACGCGTTCGCCGTCGCTACCGTTCACCGGTACGCGCACGAGGTTGGCGATCTGGTTCAGGATGCCCATGTACTGCGTTCGCGTCGCCTCGTAGACGGAGCTGCTACCGAACCACTCGACAGCGCCGCGACCGACGCTCTTGAGGCCGGCGCTCTGCGTGATGGTCGAGCCGGTCATCGATGCGTATGCCTTGTTCGCGTCGTGCAGCAGGAGCCGCAGGCGCGAGAGGCCGCTGCTCGTCGCGATCGGGTAGCCTGTCGCGGCGTGCGCCTTCGCAAACTTCGCGACGAAGGTCGAGGCCGTGACGGCTTTCACCGTGACGATCTCGGCCTCGTCTGCGACGTCCACGATGAGGCGCCCGTAGACGGCGATCCCGGTCATCGACAGCGGCGTTACCGTCGCCGTCGCATTGGCCGTGATCGCCGTCGTGGCGCTCGTCTCCGTCCCTGTGCTCAGGTACGGCGAGACGACATCGTAGAAGACTTCATAGAAGCCGTCCGGCGTGAGCGGGTAGGCACCGACGGAGATGTTGCCATATTGGAGATGTAGGCGTAACTCCTCGATCTCCGATGCGGTCAGTGCCATAGATGCCTACCCGATCCGACTACGAAGTGAGCCGCGTGGCGCCGTCGGACTGCGAACTGGCGAGGTAGTTTCGCTGATAGCGATACGTGATCGCCGTCGTCGAACTCGTCGCCGTCCCCGTACCGACCACGCCGACCTTGAAGTAGGCGACGCCCGGCAGGCTGAGCGCGTACATGCGCTCTGCGCTTGCCGTGAGCGTCTCCGTCATGAGCGCCACGCCTGTGTGGAGGGGGTCGTACGTGATGTCATCGGCCGACCCGTAGAACACGACGATCATGTTCGTCAGGGAGCCGATCGTGAACGTCAGGTCCACGGTGACGCGGCCATCCAGCGTATTCGACATGTCGAGAGCGGTGCTCTTGACCTCCGAACCCGTGAGGATGGCTGCGGCGCGACCGACTGCGCTTGCCACCGTTGCCATCAGCCCTGGCTCCCGCGCCGGAGGTAGCGATACGAGAAGTTCGCCGTCGAACTCGTCGCCGTACCCGTGCCGTGGAGCGACACGCGGAAGTTCTTCCAGCCGACGAGCGGCGGGACGACGTAGCAGCGCTCCGCCGAGGCGGTGAGCGTCTCCGACATGAGCGTCCCGCCGTTGACCGCGATCGGGTCGAACGTGGTGCCGTCCATGCTCGCGTAGAAGCGCACGATGACGTTCGTGAGCGATCCAATGGTGAACGACAGGTCGACGGTGACCTGCGAGCCCCACGCGTTGTTGAGGTCGAGGGTCGCGCCAGCGACCTCCGACGTGGTCAGGATGGCCGCGGAACGACCGACCGTGGCCTTGTTGGGTGCAGACGATGCCATTGTCTCTCAGTACCTTTCTGGTTGGAGACTCAGGCTCACGCCTGGAACAGGATGCGCTGGCAGCCGCGCGTATCGAGCGTCTGGTACGCCTGCACCGAACGCCAGAGAACCTTGGCTTCCTTGCCGTAGTTCGTGTCGTCGGCGTCGAAGCACTGCGGCCCCTGCGCCTCGCCCATGCCGACCACGCCGGGCCCGAACATCAGGCCCTCGAACACCGTCGCGCTGGAGGGCACGACCTGTCCATCGGAAGGCACGGTGTCGCCGGCCGCGTACTCCTTCAGGGTCGAGCACTCGAAGATGTCGACGTCCTGAACGCTCGCGATGTAGCCGAAGAGCTGATTCTTGCCGGCCGCGTGCTGCGCGCTGAGAGCGCGGTAGTCCGGGTCGCCGATCATCTGCGTGTTGAACGCGGTGGGAACGAGGCAGACGTAGCGCCCGTTCGGGAAGTGCGCCCAGTTGCGATCGCTGACCGCCTTGCGCGCCTTCATGATGGTCTCGAGCGAGACGTTGTGGCCCGCGCCGTTCGTGAACGAGAGGACGTTGGTGACGTCGTCCGCGTAGGTGATGTTCGCCGTGGCGCGGAACAGGTCGCGGATGACCGTGTCGAGCCAGACGGTGTAGTCGAACAGGAGGTGCTGCTTCGTGAGGCTGACCAGCTCGTCCTTGTTCGCGCGGAACTTCGCATCGAAGTTGCGGATCGCGAACGGCTGCACCGCGCTGCCGCCCGAGGCGTAGGGGCCTTCGTACTCCTGGAGCACGACGGGGACCTCTTCCGCCGAGATCGTCCGGCCGGTCGTGGACGTCGCCGCGTCGGCTGCCACCTGGCGCGCCGAGAGCGAGTATCCGCCGCCCGAGAAGATCGGCCGGCGCAGCTTGATGGTGTCGCCCTGGTTCATGCCGAACCCGGGCACGTAGACGACGCCCTGCGGGTAGACGCCGCTCATGCGCACGAGTTCGTCGAGCGACTGCGGCACAGCGTCTCCGCCGCCCATCATGCGCACGAACGATGCGGCACTGTCGGCGCCCATCTCGATCGCGGTGGACGTCAGGCCAGCGGCAGCCGCCATCTTGGCGAAGAAGTACTCGGGGTTGGGCTGCGGAAGCCGCATGCCCATGTTGACGGAATCGATGTAGTTGGCGGGCAGAGTGCCGCGGTTGATGGAGCCCATGCTTGGCTATCCTTTGGTGGTCAAACGCGGCCCCGCGAACGGAGGCGTTTGGTCATGTGCTTGGACGACTGGCCTCGATCGCACGCTGGTTGAGGCTGTAAAACAGCCCCGCGGCTTTCGGGTTCGTTCTCTCGATGTCGGCGAACTCGTCGAACTTCGTCCGCGCCGTCGTGGGGCGAGGAGCGGTGTTCGGCGGTGCGGTGCTTGCGGGCGCCGCGATCGGCGGGACCGCCGGAGGTGCCTGTCCTGCCGGCGCGGCCGGTGACGCGGCGACTGCCCACGTCGGGCGAGCCTTGCGGATCGTCATCGCGATCTTCAGCGGGTCATCCCCGGCGATGTCTTCGACGAAGGCCCGCTGTTCCGGCGTGAGCGCGGCGAGGTCGGCCTGCGCCTGCGCCTCGACTGCCGCTCTGTAGGCGTCGCGCTCGTTGGCCTTGGCCTCGTGAGCGGCAGCCTTCTCCTGCGCCTTTTGCAGTTCGCTCTTCTTCGCTTCCTGGTCCGCCTTGTAAGCGTCCAGTGCGGCCTTGGCGTCCTTCGGGTTCTCGACTCCGAGATCCTTCAGGATGGCCTTGCGAGCGGCCTCGCCTTCGCGTCGCAGCCGGTCAGCCAGCCAGTGCGGTTCCTTGTCGTCCTGTGCTGCCGGAGTATGCGCGGCAGGCGCGGGAGGAGTCGGAAGCGCCGCAGGCGTAGCCTGAGCGGGAGCGACGACGGCTGCGGCAGGCGCAGCGATGACGGGAGCGGACGCTTCGGGCGCCGCGGCAGGATCGTGCATGTGAATCTCCAGACCGCGATGCGCTCGCGTGGGCGTAGTGGAGAGGGCGACTGAGAATCATCGGCGCGCTGTCGCCAGTGGCGCGCCGATGGCTTGGGCCGGACGAACCGGCCCGCGAATCACGCCTCGGTGAAGGCGACGAGAAGCGAGAACGGGCGGCCCTGCGCGACGACGGCGGTGGCGTCCGTGTACTCCGTGGTGAAGCTGGACAGCGTGATCTCGAACGTGATGTCCGCCGTCGAGATCGCCGCGCCCTTGCAGTACATGTAGACGGACGGATCCGTGCCCTTGGTGGCCTCGATGCCGCCCATGCAGTCGACGAGTGTCACGGTCTTGCCGTTCCTGCGACTGGCGCTGATGAGCGCGGCGACGCCGGTCAGGATGCCGTTGTCCGCCTGGGCGTAGGTGCCCGAAACGGTGAAGAGGATCTGCGCGACCTGCAAGGCGCCGACGGCGCCCGCGAGCCCGGGTACGGTATTGACGGAATGCACCGTCCCGCTGACAACTGCCATGTGATGATCTCCTGTGCGCCGTCAGGCGGACTAGGGGTTGGTCTTCGCCGGGGCGGGCTTCGCCTTCGGCCGGGTCATCTCGTCCATCGCGGCGGCATTGGCCTTCGCGATCGTGTCGGGACTCGGCCCGACCTCGCTCTCTTCGAGTCGGCTCGCCGCGATCGTGCTGCGCGCAGCAGACTCGGCGGCGCTGGCCGCGTCGGACGAATCGAAGTCGGGGACGTCGCCACCTGCGCTCTTGGCAATGCCGGGGGCGACGATGCGCACCCCGCTCCTGTTGCAGAAGAACGCCATCAGCACGCCTTGCCCTTCTTGCCCTTCGGCATCGACTTGGGCTTGGTGGGCTTGGGAGCGGGCTTGGTTTTCGTGGCCATGTGGATTCCTGTCAGTGGCGTGCTAGGCTTTGGCCATGGGCACAGCGAAAGAGATTCGAGAGTTGTTGGCGCAGCCGATTGTCTGGCGCGGCTGGGCCGCATGGGGGGAGCCATGGGCGCAGGAGTACATTCACGCTTGGCAAACAGAGGACGGGCGGCGCTTCATGGAACAGGTAGGCCGTGGCCAAAGGACCACTCCGTCGGAAGCCGACACGGAGGCCGCTATCGGTCGATGGCGCGTTGGCCTACTGCGATACGCTGAGCGACTCAGCGAGATGGAGGCAGATGCGCGCGAGCGCACGAACCGCGTGCCCGCGGCAGACAATCTCGAGATCATCGCGACCGCTATCCGAGACGGACGGCTTACCGACTACACGCTGTCGTATGTTGGCGATGATAGGGTCACGTTCTCGGCAGTGCTCGGCGGAATCGCCGTTACGCCGCCCCAATCGTCACCGGCCCAAGGGCCAGCACGTCCGGGCAGTATTCCAACCTAAAAGCGCGCCACTCGATCGCGGCGGCCGTCTCGCTGTCTGCGGCGGAGAGCCACGCAGCGCGCTCGACGTCGCCCATCAGGACGTAGTCAAGCGCGGGAATCTGGGTAGGCATCTACAGGATGCTCCACTCGAGCGGCGCGTCGGCCTCGAACGTCGCGACGACTCGACTGCGCACGGCGCCATCGACGACCTCTGTCGACGTGTGGATATCGAGACACAACGCGCTAGGTGACGCGTGATGCCCGGAGCCCATCCACTGCAACTTCAGTTCTGCCGTCTGGCCAGCGGCCACGGGGAACACCTCCGCCGGACTCATCGTCGACATCTTGCGCGCGGTGATGCTCACGACGACATTGCCGGCCGTCTCGCGCACGTCGAGCGCGATGGCCTCATCGATGATCTGCCCGTTCACGAACGGAATCAGCGCGTCGGTGCTCTGCTTGCCGTCCAGCGTCCGCATCTCGACGTCTTTGGCGCGGAGGATGTCCTGCTCGATCGCTTCGGTCACTTGCTCACCGGTTCCGGCGCAGGCTTCGCGCGCTCGACGATGACGCGCTTCCCGCACTCGCACGGGTAGAGCCACCCGCGCGGCGTGCCGATCTTGCGCTTCTCGTCGATGGGTTGGTTGCAGTCGGGGCAGGTCACGCGGCGGCCTTCTCGTCCACGATGGTCCAGTCATCCGCAAGCATGTCCGCCTGCGAAGCGAGCCATCCGGGCTGCCACGCGGCCTGCGCGGTCCACATGACGAGGTATCCGCCGACGTTGAGATCGCCGGTCGGAACGAACTTCTTCGTTCGGCCGTTGACCATCCCCTCCGGGATCACGACGGGCGGCATGTAGGCGAGCCACATGCCTTTGCCGTTCCAGCCGGTGCGCGCGACGCGGTGGCCGCTCTTCAGTGCTTCAAGTGCTTCGCCGAAGTTCATAGTCGTCCTACGCCGCCGCCTGACTCCGCCCCATGAAGAGCGGAGCGAACATGTACCCAGAGAAGCACCGGCAGCGCCGGTGTACGCTACCCGGCACGAGCCCGTCCCAATCGAAGCCGATGGGCTGAATCGTGCCGGCGACCGCGAAGCACCGCTGGCAAATCTTGCGGTCCAACTCGGCGCGCCAGAACTTGATGACGGCCGGCAGCCATTCGGCGCCCGCCGCCTCGAACGTGATCAGTTTCTCGAGACGCCAGCGCTCGTCGCCGAATGCCGCTGCCGTCTGCGTGGTCGCGGCTTCCTCGAGAGCGTAGCGAGGCACCCGGGCGGCGCCGTTCGCCTCCGAGGCGAGGTAGGCTGCCGCCAGTTCGCGCGCGACGACAATGGCCGCGAGCGCGTCCGCCGCCGTCTCGCCGGGCGTAGGCAGCGCAGGAAGCGCCACCCCGGCCCGTAGAGCCGTTCGCGTGGCGACGTCCCACTCCGCACCCATCGACGCACGGGAAGCCGCCCTGGCGCGCTTGCGTGCGCCCAGAACGACGTCGCCGATGTTCGTCTCGATCTTGTGCGCCGTCGCCGCCGGGCTCATGGGCCCCGAGGTCAGCGCCGTCGCCGCTCTCCGGATGTCCGTGAGCGCCCGTCGCTCCGCCGTGAGGAGCGCGCGAGCCGAGGCGAGGTGAGCCGCGTTCGCAGCCGGAGAGACTGCGAGCGCGTCAGGCATCGGTCGGCTCGACGTTGGCCGGCGCCGGGTCGGCTTCGGGTTCCGGCGTCATCGCCTTCGCCTTGGCCTCTTCGGTCGCCAGCGCGTCCTCTGCGGCCGTTAGCGACTCGGCCTCTGCCTCCTCGGCCTCTGCCTCTGCGTCGTCGACGCCAAAGTATGGCGCCACGTACTTCGTGGCCGTCTGCGGCGTGATGAGGTGCCCGTCCTTCGCGGCGACGGTGGCTTCAACCGCCGCCTTCGTATCCTCCGGCGAGGGCGAGAAGTAGTCGCCCCAGGACGGCGTGATCGTCGGCGCGATCCACATCGGGCCGACCTCCGTGTCGACCATGAACCGCTTCAGGATCGACGCGGACTTCACGGCGCCCGCGAGCAGAAGGCCCTTGCCGCTCGTGACTGCGACGATGCGCATCATGAGCCCGAGGATCTTGGCGAAGCCGTGCTCCCACCAGTGCTCGCGCATCTCGTCGACGAGCGCGAGGAACGAGGCGTAGACGCGCTGAATCGCGACGCCTGACAGGTCCTTCTGCATCGCCGTCTCGGGGTCGAGCAGAACCACGTTGATGGCTTCGAGGACGCGAGCGCGCACGTTCTTGGCGTGCTTCTCCGCGACGTCGAACGCTTTCCCGCTGGTCTCGAGAACGTCTACGGTGGCGTCCCCCTTGTACGACCAAATCTCATCCGGCGCCTTGCGCCGCGTCGGCTTCGGATTCACGCCGAACGCGCCGCCCTTGACCGGGTCTTCGCCGCGCGTGGGACGCCCGGGGCGCAGCACCGTTGCCGGCTGCTCGTCCTCGCCTACGTTCGTCTCGTAAGCCTGCGGCGTGCCGAAGTAGTTGATCCCGCGGTGCTGCTGCGACAGCGCGAAGTTGAGCGCGTCGAACTCCTCGAACATGCCGCCGTAGAGCGAGGTCCCGTCGATGTCAGAGCAGTGCGACTCGGGCATGTTGCGGATCCACACGACGGGGCAGAATCCGTAGTCGTGCCGCGTCTTCGCGGTGGCTTCCGCGTCGACGATCCACTCGATGGGCTTGCCCATCTCGACGGGTGCATCGCGGTAGACGATCGTCTCCGTTGCCGTGTAGTCGCGGCGGAAGAAGTGCGGGCGCTGGACGATGCGACCTTGCTCGGTGACCTGCTTGTCGAACTGGTAGCACCAGACCATCCTGGCAACGTCGCCGTCCGGATCGTCATCGTGGAACTCGACTTGGCAATCCTGCGCGCGCGGCGTGTCGATGGCGAAGCGCCCGCGGCGGATGGCGATGACGGCCGGCGCGGACGACACCGCGAGGCCGTGCCGCATGAGGGTGCGGGCCGTGCTTTTCAGGCACGACTGCTCGACGAGCCTGGAGACGAACGCCGTGAGGGTCGCCGCGTCGTCCTCACTCACCGCAAGGCGCGGTTCGATAGCCTCGTCCGGCTCGACGTCCTCGACCTCGAGATCGGGGAAGCGCCCTTCGCCGACCGAGAAGCGGACCGCCTGATTGACGGCCGCCTTCGGCAGCGGGTAGATGATGCAGGGCTTGCGGAGGCGGAGCGGAACTTCCTCCTGATCGGCGTTCAGTCCCTCATACCAGTCCGGGAGCCCGTCGCACTGCGTTCCTCGATAGTAGGCGTCGAGCCGCGCAAGGCGCCTGTATCGCTCCGTCTGCGGGATGCGCTCGGGGTGGGTGAAGAAGTCGGGGGCTTGCAATGGAAACCGGCAGCCGTTGTGCTATGTTCGCCGAATGGCTACGCACCCTGTACTCAACGGAACGATCGATGACGTGCGGTACTTCGAGCACGGACCACCGTGGGCTCCGCACTACTCTGCACAGTGGCGCATCGCTGGGAATTGGTACTGCGGACCCTATCGCGGCGACCGCCTTGTGCCATGGGACCACCTGCCAACGTGGCAGGAAGTCCTCGCCGAGATCGCGGAGTTTTTCGCCGCAGTCGGGCGCGACGAGGTTGCGCAGTAGGCTAGCGCCCACGCCCCTCCCATCCAGCTCCGTCATTGCGTCCGCCAGGGCGGCGCTTGCCGAAGAAGTGGGTGTGCGTGAGGTAGCGTGCGGAATCGAGGCAGTTGTGCACGAGCACGCCGTTCGCGAAGAACTCGGGGACGTCCTCAACCGTGAGATCGTAGACGGCGGTTCTTCCAGGAGAGGGCCGTACCGCAAGCACGCGAACAGGTAGCGACGCGGCTATACTTCCCGACCGTGTATGCGGTGCCGCAGATTGCGCATGACCGCTCGACGTTATCGAGCCCGGCGCGCCGTCGCCATGTCGACTTGCAGTTGTTGCCGCAGAAGCGGCCCGCCTGCATGGCAACGCTCTCGTACTCTGTGCCGCACTGTTCGCAGGTTCGCTTGGTTGGCACTCTGCCGACCCAGACGCCTTTGCCGTGCTCCACATGCCACGCGCGCCCTGCGTCGCTTCCGTGCCAAGCGGCTGCCAGTGGCCGGATCCTTGCGATCCATGCACTACAGCGCGCGCGGATTTCTGGCGTGATGTGCTTCGCGACGTGCTCACCAACGGGCAAGCATTCGAGGTTGGAGATGTCGTTGTTGAGCGGGTTTTCGTCCTTGTGATGGACGTGATGACCCTTCGGCACAGGGCCGTTGTGGAATTCCCACACGGCACAGTGCAGACGCAACCAGCCGCGACGGCTGTAGTATTCGCGCAGTTCCCTTCGCTTTGACTGGGGGTAGCGCCGGAATGTAAGACCGTTGAACTCGACGACCTCAGGTTCGCCGTGAATGCCCGCCATGACTGGAGTATGTCTCCATATCTCAAGGCGTCAAGGCGCTTCCACCCATGCCCAACGATCCAAACAGGGTGGTTCCCAGTTCCCTCAAGGCTGGCACCGTTGGACATCTCGACGACGAACGTTTGCGCCGATTCCTGCGTCATGCCAGCCGCGACGACTTGCCTGTAGCCCAGTCGAGTCAGGACACGATCGGCACTCGACACGGTCTCGATCGGGACGCTTCCGCGCTCCGTCATGACCATCGTTCCAGCGACGAAGCAGTGATCGTTCTGCTTCACCGGCCGGTCCTCAAACTCGTCTTCCGACTTGGCGTTTGCCGCCCAGCGGTACGAGCCGAACTCACCGATCAGGTTCTTGCAGGTGTTCAGGACGAAGAAGCGCGGCTTCTCGCCGAGCACGTCGTCGAAGTGGAGGAACTGTTGAACGGCGCTGATCCCGGGACTCACCCGGTTGTCAGCGGGCACCACGCGGGCGCCGTTGTCGACGGTCGAGAGCACGTTGGCGAGCTGCCGAAGGTAGCCTTCCGCGCGCGCCGCCGTGCCTTCGTCGCTACCGCCCGACGGGTCGCAGTACCATCGCGTGGGGTGATACTGCCGCTGCAAGTCGCGGGCGATCTTCCACCACCCGTCGTCCGTGTACGGGACGCCGCTTGCCGTGTGCTCCTCGAGAATCCAGATGCGCGGCAGTTCGCACGCGTCGTAATCGTCCGTCGCCGGCAGGCTGATACGGTCGATGCCCGCAATCAGCATGCTTCCGCGCGCCGCCGTTCCCCAGTCGACTCCGGCGATGTACTCGTCGAAGTGGTCCGGGATCTGGTGCGCGCCAACGACGTGCCGCTCCTCGTTCCACTCATCGTAGACGAGGCCGACGGGGGCGTTGAATGTCGCGAGGTATTCCTGCTCGAACGCTCGTTTCGGGAGCGCCTTGCGGGCCCGCTCGATCTCGCTCCGGGCGATGATGCCGGCCTCGAGCGACGTGACCTGGATCGTGGAGTACGACGGGTCGAAGTGGTCGCCCGCGAGGCCCTTGCGATACTCGCGATACAGGCGCCCGCGGCCCTTCGGCGTCCCGAGCTGCAAGAGCAGCCCGAGGTTGTCCGAGAGCGCCGGGCGGACCGCTTCGTCGAAGACTTCGTCGGTGAAGTTCGGGTCGTCGGTCTCGTCGGTGATGAAGAGCTTGAAGCCGTCGCCGCGGACGCGCTCGTAGGCGTCGGCGCTGTAGAGGTACAGGCGCGTGCCGCTCTTGAACTCGATCGTGAGTTCGGAGTTGTTCGGCTTGCCTTCGATGAAGGCTTTTGCGGCAGGGTCGCGGAGATCCTGCATGAGCGGGCGCCAGAGAAGGCGCTTCGCCTGGCCCAGCGTGGGGGCCATGTAGCCGACATCGCCGGGGCCGTCGTCGAGCCCGCCCGCGATGGTCACCGCGCGACTGCCGACGGTCTTGCCTGAGCGACGCGCGGCGACCGCGATGACGTTGCGGATGTGCTCGTCGAACGACGGTGGCTTGACGCTTTGGAATCGGCCGGCGGCCTGCTGGAACAACCAGCTCTGAAACCACGTTAAGGCGGCGCCTGGTCTCCGCGCAGCGGGCTTGAACTTCCAGACGTCAGCCGTCATCGGGACTTGGTTTCGGGCGCTCGGGAGATACAACCTCGACCACGAAGCGAGTCGGCGCGTTGCCGCCGCCGTTGGCTCGCGCTTCTTCCGCCGCCTGCCGCGTCTCCATCTCCCACGTCGACCGCTCGTCCGAATCGACGACGCCGCTCATGACCTTGATCGCTTCGATTGCATCGCGGTACCGCTTCTTCGCGATCGACTCTGCCGTGATGGTCGCCAGCGTCGCCATCATGCGCGTGCGCAGGTCTTCCGACCGGCCAATCTCACGCCGAATGCCGCGGCTCGCTTCACAGGCAAGGTTCGCCACGGTCTGCCGACTCAGCCCCCACTTTTCAGCAAGTTGGCCGGGGGTGATCCCGGGTCGGTAGAGCCCGCTCGCCATGAGCTGCTCGATGTGGGTAACGCGCTCTGCGGTTACGCCGTTGGTGTCTTTCTTGAATTCCACGCGGACATCAGGCGCTCAGTTCAGGTCGGAGGCCGCGCGCGGACAGCCTTTCCAATGCGACCGCCACGTACTTGGGCTCCATCTCCATCGCGTGGCAGATGCGGCCCATCTGCTCGGCGGCGAGCAATTGGCTGCCGCTACCGGAGAATGGTTCGTAGCAGACGTCGCCGGGCTTGGTGTGGTTGTTCAGCGGGCGCACGAACAACTCGACGGGCTTCTGCGTTGGGTGCATCCCGGAGTCGGAATCGCGCCCGCATTCCCAGACAGACGTCTGCGACTTGTCGCCGTACCACGGAGGCTGCGACCCTCGCTTCCAACCGTAGAAGCACGGCTCGTGGGCCCAGTGGTACATGCCGGACCGCGTCAGGACGAAGCCTGGTTTCTTCCAGATGATCTGGCGATGAATGAGCAGGCCAAGCGCCTCCATCGCGGCGCGGAATTGCTCCGATGCCTCAAGGGATGGGTGCCACATGTAGAACGCCGCATCGTCGTCGATGTGCGGCTCGGCGGCGCGAAGCGCGGCGGTCAGGAATGCGCACAGCCCGTCGCCTTGGAGTTCGTCGTTGGCGATATCGCCCCATCGCTCGCCATGGTCGACAAACCCTGAGCGCGGGATCCCCGTCTTGGTCTTGCTGTAGTCGACCCCGTACGGCGCGTCGGTCTGAAGGATTGCGGCCTTCTGCCCGGCCATGAGCCTGGAGACATCGGCGGCGCTTGTGCTATCGCCGCACAGGAGCCTGTGCTCGCCGTCGCCCGTGGCGCTCTTGATGACCCAGAGTTGGCCGCTCTCGGTCTTCCACTTCGCGCGCAGTTCGTCGGTTGGGTTGACCGATGGACCGTCTTCCGCGTCGGCGAGGCTGGCCTTGAGCACAGCCTTGCGGGCCTCGGCGTCGTACGGTTCCGCGTCGTCGGACGCGTTGGGCTTGGCACCTGTGGCGAGCGGCTGTTCTTCGTCTCGATCCGGGCGCTCTTGCTCCCCCTCATCCATCTCCGCACGGAACGCGGCATCATCGAGCGCCACGTTCACCGGCTGATAGAGGCGTGAGCACAACGCCTGCACGGCTGCGTTCGTGCTGTTGAAGTCGCCGAGCAGCGAGGCGAGGACGTCCGAATCCTTGCCGGCCATGTCGCCGACCGGGTCGAACGTGGCGAGCACCTCAGCCTCCTCTCGCTCGTCCAGATCAAGGATGAGCGCGGGGACCGGCTGCCCGGTGATCTCCTCGGCGCGGAGGTGGCCGTCGACGAGCAGGTACGTGCCGTCCGCCATCTTGCGAACGAGGACCGCGTCAACAATGCCGACGTCAGCGAGGACGCCACGAAGCGCGTCGCGCTGGCCCTGCGGATGCGTGCGCCAGTTTCGCGGGTTCGGCCGAATCAGACTCGGGTCGAGCCGCTCGAAGCCGACGATGCGATCTTTCAGTTGCACACGCGTTGATACCGTAGAAAGCCGCAGAAAACATCGAAGCCGAGCCCTCGCCCGTCATGCTCCGAAGAGCAGAGGGAGGCGGCGCGCAACGCAGCAAGCTGCCAGCACCACCGGACCGGGAGAGGGCCGGCTCGAAAGGTTTTGCGGCGCCGTCGTCATCCCCCAAACGACCGGCGCGAGCATGACGGATCTTGCATCCGAAACAGCCTCGTAGCAATCGGAGATTTGCGCCCATGTTTGCACGTGGTTACCCGGCTGTTTTGAGCGCCGTTCGCCAAACTGGGAGATTGCTGCGAGCATCGACGCCGCTCTTGACACGGCCTGTTTTGGAGCGCCTGATCGCGCGCGGCTTCTGGCTCTGGTCTCGGTCTCCCGCTGCTTCCTACCTGTTACATGGTAGCCGACTGGAAATAGATTGCCCTCTGCTTCGCTACGCTCAGCAAGCGGGCCTACGCCGAGCCGCCGAACTACGCAGCCCGACCACGTCGCCGGACCTGCTCCGGCAGCAAGTCGCCGAGTTGCGCCATGAGCGCTGGGCTGCGCCGTATCGCCCGCTCGATGCGCATGTACCGGTGCCCGCGGTTGTTTCGCCGGAGCCACGTGTCGACCTCCGCCCGATCCAGCCATGGGCGAGCGAAGGCATCCCAGTAGAGCGGGAGCGGATCTATGTCGCGCTCCGCCATGCTCTCCACGCTGCGCCAGTCGGACAGGCCGAACAGGCGCATGATGGCCTCGCGCCCGTGGACGCTTGCCTGCTCCTCGCTCACCGCGCACCTCCGAGGACACGCGTGAGCGCAGGCGGCGGCGTCTTCTCCGGGGCCTTCCGCTGCGGCGGGGCCAACCTGCACCCTCGCGCGATCGCGTACGCCTCCCACGCTGCCGACAGGAGCGCGGTCGACTCCTTCCGGATCTCGGACAGGATCGCGGTATCCTTTTCGAGCACGCGGCGGACCAGCCAGCCGCCCTCGTTGCTCCACGCGTCGGGATGGTCCTTCCAGCGCTGCGGCAGGGGCTTGTAGGCGTGCGACGCGGAGAGATGGGCCGGCGACCCATGCCCGCGCAGGACGAGCCCAGGAACGGCTCCGCGGCGCTCGACGCCGTAGGTGGCCGCCAGGGCATCCAGGGCGCGTCCGTGGGCCTCCTGCGCGGCTTCGCTGCGCTCGATGGTGTCGGCGTCGACGACGGGACCGATGACGGCGAGGACGCGAGCACGGAGCGGAGCGTCCGTCTCTTCGTTCGCCGCTGCCTGTTGGGACGTCGCGGCCGGCCTCACGGCGCCGGCCTTCGTCGCTCGCTCTGCGGCCCATCCTCGCGCGACCGTGGCGGTCAGCAGGGCGACGCCAACATGCTCGCCGACCGCCTTCCGGGCCTTCGTCGCGGTGCCTTTGCCGAACGCGGAGTCGAGTAGCAGGCTCCACTCCTGCCCGTGGGCGGCGAACAGGACGTCGCCGTGTGAGTGCAGACCAGTGCCGCGCTCGAGCTGTGCGAGCGCTTGGTAGACGCGGCGCGCACGGGTGACGCTGCCTTCGCGCATGTCCCCCGGCCGGGTGCGCAGCGCGAACTTTCGGTCGGTGACTCCGCCCTCTTGGGTGGGTGAACCGCCGGGGCCTCCGCGGTCGGCCATGTCCTGCATGGGGCCTTGGATCGAGCGCAGGCCGAAGTCGCTCTCGCCGATTGCGTAGTAGGTGACCAGTTCGCGGAGGATGTTTTCGGGGAGCACAAGAGCGGACGGCATCGCTTCTCCTCGCCGGTACCTGCCCGGCGTGCTATAGGAATCGCGACCCGTGCCCTCGGAGTCACTGGAACCCCCGGCGCCTGGCAGCGTTCGGGGGTTTCGTCTTTTGGCGCTACGTCATCGCCCCACCATCTCCGCAATCGCATCCATCCAGCGCCCGTCGCGGATCATGAGCACGGCTCCGATATCGACCGCGCGCTCCAGATACATCCTCGGCACGCGACGGCATCCCATCCGCCGCTTCCGACCACGCCGAGCCGCATGCCTCCGCTTGCGCTTGCTGTACCACTTCTTCCGCGACGTCATCGCGGCATGCTGGGTCATGCCGATGGCCCGCGGCGCGACCTCCGCCGCCTTCTCTTTCGTGACCGCGTAGACGAACACGTCGGCGCGAATGCTCATGCTGTCCAGGTCGACGGCGCCACAGTGGACGGCGTAGCCGAACGCCGGATCGTCGCGGAAGTCGCCGGCGGCGAACGATATCGCGAAGCGGTGCCCGTCAAGCGTGACGCGATTCGCGTACGGAGCCATCGGCGCTCCAAAGTCTGGATACTTGATCGGCTCGATGATCTGGATCCGCTCACCGGCGACCATCTTGTAGCTCAGCCGGCCGGTGAACGGGTCGAGGACGAAGGCGGCGCGCTCTTTCACTGCCAGCACTCATGCACAGCGAAGAGCGATGCGCCAACGGAGCCCACCGACATCGCCGTGGCGAGCAACCGTCGCCACATGGGGAAGCCCGAGTTGCCCCACACCGCCGCGAGCAACAGGCCAACGTGTCCCGCCGCATGGATGCCGACGAGCAGAAGGAGTGCGACGTTTCTCACGCCATCACCTGTCCCGTCGCCGCCCGCTGCCTCACCGCCTCTCGCGACAGCTCCACGATCCGCCCCGTGGCAACCTCGCCCTCCCAGAGGCGCACGCCGTCCGGGTAAACGAGGCAGAGCAGGACGTGCGGGAAGTCGACCACCTCTTCGCGAAGGCGCCGCCGCCACTCGGCGCGGAAGTTCTCAATCCCGTGGCCGCGCTCTGCCATGTGCCACTCGCCGACGTAGCCGATGCGTCCGCCCGTCCGTGAACGGGCGTAGTCGATCTGATCCTGATGCAGGCGCTTGGACCGGAAGCGCCCATTGTTCGGGGCGAGACGAATGGACTCGAACGTCGCTTCGTCCACGACGACGTCTTCCGTGTCGATGATGTGGCGCCCGATGAGGACACCGGCTGCGCAGCCCGTCGGCTTGCCGATGTCGGCGAGCGCGACCGTGTCGATCTTCACGCGACCGCGGGGACCGGTGAAGACGAGTGGGCCTGGCGGCGCTTCGTCCTCATCTTCGACCCAGCGACGAAAGATGCGGCCCGCGGCGTAGATGCCCGCGAGGATTGCGATGGTGAGGCCGATGGCGAACGGGGTCATGCTGCACCCCACCATCGGCTAAGCGCCGCGCGCTCGACTGCAAGTTCGCGCCGCACGCGGAACGCCTCGATGATGTTGCAGACGAACCAGCCGAGCGGGTTGCGCAGACAAGCCTTGAAGACGCCAACCTCCGCCCGATCGGAAGTTGTGTTGGGATATCCGTAGGCCACTTGTTCGCTCACGCTGTCTCCTCCGCTTCCGCCGTGTCGCTCGCCACTTCCCACATCTCGGCGCCGTCTTCCATGTCGCCGACGTATTCCAGCGAGAGCCCGCGCGCGATAACGATGCGCATGCCGACTGCCGCCACTCCAACGTGGAACGTGCGGTCGACGGGCGCGGGCGTCTCGCTGGTCTCGGTCACGCTACTGCCTCTTGCGCTTTCGGCTGCCAGCTTTGCCCGCCGCGCTGCTCGCGGCTTCGCAGCACAGAGGCCACGATCTCGCCCATCGCATCGGTCGGATGACGCGCCGGGCCGCTCCAGCCATAGAGCGCGTCGGCATCGCAGTTGTGGGCGCTCTCGCCCTTGCCGGGCAATGGCACAGGCTTGGCCATCTCGACCTTCGCGCGACGAATCGACTTCGCCGGCCAGCGCGGACGACTCCACATGTCTTCCGTCATTTGGCACGTGCCCGCGTAGGTCCCTTCGGGCATCGGGACGATGATGTCGACGGGCGCACCCACCGGCTTGCTCATGTAGGTCTCCTTGCCGAGAAAGAAGTCCTCGAGCGAAAAGGAACCGTCCCGCCAGCGTGGCGTCGTGTTCGACCACGAGTTCGGGTCGGCCCACAGTTTCCACCAGATGCAGCCGTCATGGAACGCGAGCCGGACCTCGCGGTCGCCCGTGCGCCTCGCGATGGCGCCGAGGATGGGCCACGACTGGAGCGTGAGGAAGAACGACACGGGCTGGATCGCGAAGAAGACGCCCGCCTCCGCCTCGCCGTCGTCCACATCGAAGCCGATGCGCGCCGAGTTGTCCCACAGGTTCCACGAGAACCGCAGGCTCGTGCGTCCATCGGACCCGAAGTTGAGCCACGCGCGGCCCCTGGTGTGGCTATCGCGCTGCGTGTGGAGCCACCACAGGCCGCCGTTGTCGTCGGGGCGTCCGTAGCGGAGGAGCGAAAGCAGGGCCGCGAGGATGGTTTTCACGCTGCCGCCGACACGTGGAAGTACCTCGTCGCCCGCTTGTTGCCCTTGGTGTGCACGAGGCCCGCGGCGATGGCCTTCTTTGCCGGCAGGGCGAGCCCTCCCGTTGCCTCGTTGAGGCCATTGCCGATCTCCTCCTTCGTCTCGCCCGGATGCGCCTTGACGTAGTCGACGAAGGAACCGGTGAGCGCCTCGATGGCGCCCGGGTCGCGCTTGCCGGCCTTGGCGCCGCTGGCCTTCCGCGGCTTCGTCGACGCCGTCGGCTGCCCATCCGCGAGCGGCCTCGTCTTCCGCATGCCGCGCTTCGGCTTCACCGCCGTGGGCGGGGACTCGATGGCGGGCTTGACGCTGGGCTTGCGTCCGCGCTTGGCGGCCGAGGCGGAGACGGGCGCGGAGGTGATGCTGTCGAGCAGGATCGCCTGAAGGTGCTTCTCGAGGGCCGCGGCGCCACCGGGGCTGCGCGCGATCTTGAGGGTCTGCTCGTCGGTCATTCCGGATATGATGCTCATGAGTCGTTGTTCCTTGCCCGCTTGGGGCTGTTACTTCTTCAGTGTCAGAATCGTCCACGGCCGGCGCACGTATGTTCCGTGTGCCTCCGCTGCCTCGAGCGCCAGCACGACGCGGGCGTGAGGCTTTAGCCCCCTGGTGGAGTAGAGAGAACCGAGCGCGTGCGGCGATCCGGATCCGCTTGCTGCATATCCGCATCGCGCGCGCTCAATCGCGAAGTCGGGCCGCATGATGTAAATGTGGCCGGCGATGCCGAACATGATCTCCGCATGGTCCGCGTGATGCTCTTTTGAGCGATCGAGTTCGATCTTGCCTGCCTCGCACTCGGCGCGCACGACACCGACCATGGTCTTGACCATGAAGCGAAAGACGCCTCGCTTGGGTGGCGGCGGCAGGTTCGCTAAGAGCGCGATCTCTGCCATGCGAGCAGAACCGGCAGCGCCGAGCAGGTATGCGCCAGAGCGGACCACTTTCTTCTCTCGGAGAACGCTGCCCGATCCGTCGCCTGACGATGAAAGGGCATCGCCGCCCATGATGACGCCGTCGTCCGTTTCGATTCCTACGATGCAGGTCAAGGCGTGCTCCTGTGGCGAGAAGGTAACATATCGCCCGCTGCATGCCAGTGGCGAGCGTGCCTTTTCTTTACCCGCGTGTCGCTTTTACGCGCTTCGCGGTCGATGGCAGGCGCATGGGACCGGGTGACGGCGGCAGCTACCTCGCG